CTAGGTGGAAGCCATTTCCCTCTGAGGGGGCGGGTCGGACGGGGGCGAGGAGCCACCGCCGAACGCCCGGTTCAAGGCCTCCCGCTGCACGTCCACGTTCTTCGCGTGGTAGTGCTTGAGGGTCGTCTTCATGTCTGCGTGGTCGGCCTGGAGCTGGGCCACTCGAGCGTTGCCCGTCACGTCGATGATGCGGGTGATGGCGCTGCTCCGGAGGTCCTTGAACGAGAAGGCGCCGGGGATGACCTTCGGCCAAAGGGCGAAACCACATCGCGGGCACGGCGTGGACTTGCCGCTCTTCGCGGTCTCGCTAAAGCCGCAACCCCGCCGACGACAGATGAGCCGGTAGCCCTGGATGATCTTCGCGGCCTTGAGGGCGGCCTTGAAGCGAGCGTGGGGACTCGTCTTCGGCAGCTGGCCGCCGTCCTCGTAGCAGAAGAGGTACTCGCCCCGGCGGCGAGCCCACATGGCACGCAGGTACGGAAGCAGAACATCGGGGATGACGGCAGGCCGTGACGACTCGCTGCGCTGCATCGTCGTGACGCGCTTTGCGCGCGTCGTCTCTATGACGCCGCGGCGGAAGTCCACGTGCTCCCACTTCATCCGCCGCAGTTCGATGTATCGGAGCGCAAGGTGCGCGGCCACCCAGATGAGGTCCTTGAGCCACGGCAGCGTCGCTGCGTCACGCAGGGCTTCCAACTGGGACCAGGTCAACGCCTTTGGGTTGGCGTCAGGCACCGCGATGGCCTCCACCTCGTGGACGGGGTTCCTCTCCACGAGCCCGTCCTTCATCGCCCACTTGAAGAAGGCCGACAGCGTCATGCGCAGGTGCCGGCGCGTCTGCTGGCCGTAGCCGTCATCCAGCTTCGCGGCCAGCAGCTCGTCGATGTTGGTCGGGCGAATCTGCCCCACCGGAAGCGCACCAAGCGCGGGCAGGATGTGGAGACGCCAGCGGGACTCCAAGCTGTTGAAGCTGGCCTGGTGCCGCGAGGCCTTCAGGAACCGCGGGGCGGCCTCCGCCAACGTCTCCGCTGTCGGCTCCGTCCCGAGGTTGTTCCGGGTCCGCCACGCGCGCTCCTCCAGGTCGCGCGCGTTCTTGCGGGCCTCCGTGAGCGTGCGGCCCTTGACGGCCCGCTCCACCTTCCTGCCCGCTGAGTCCTTGAGAATGGCGTAGTAGCGCTGCCCGCGCTTCCGGACACCGGCCATGTCAGTGCCCCCGCCCCTTCGCGACGGCGACCGGCTTGCCGACGAGCCACTTCGCGACGGTCTCCGGGTCGAAGTACAGGATGCCGCCGCGCTTCGTGTGCGGGAGATCGCCCGCTGCCACGTGCGTGTACACCCAGTCCTTCGAGCGGCCTGCGTAGGCGGCCACGTTGTCCACGTTCCAATGGTCGGGCGGCAGTTCCGACCGGGGCACCGGAGTACGACGCGAGCGCTTCCTCGCCTCCGGTGCCTCATGATCCAGCGGCGTCGTAGCGCCCTGGTTGAAGTCATCACTCATCGAATACCCCACCAGCACGGCACTGAACGAAGGATTAGGTTTGAAGTGTGGCAACAACCTGAAAGGTTGTCACCCTGGCCGCGCCATGCACGCCCTGATCAATCGGGCGGGGCACGCGCGCACGAAGAGCAACTGCCGCGCCAACTCAGGGAGGTAGAACGGAAGGGGCGCGCCTCGTCAGGACCAACAGGAAGCCTCGACGACAGCGCACCGCTCCCAGCACGCGAGGGCAGAGCCTCGACATGGGGAGCGTGAGCGACGGAGGTGCCATGTATGGACGCACCGTCCGAGCCTGTGGATCCTGGATGTTCGGAGCGAAGCAACGCGGCGTGTGACGACGTCCCATGGCGACCCCAAAACAGGCCCCGCTGGTGCTTGCTGGTCACCAGCGGGAACCTGCGGACACGCCACAGCGCCACGACGCGGTTGTGGGGCCCTATCACCGCCAGCCAACAAAGGCTGACGAGTGAATTCGGACTAGATCGTTTGGGGCTACCGCTGCCAGCAAGTCAGCGGGTGCTGCGGAACTGATGAATTAATCGTTACTGCCAGTACGGCCAGAAAGCAAGTCCACTCACTGCGCAATCGGTCGCGGCGCTTCGGTGCCGTCCGATAGCACCATGAAGGGCGCGTAGCAGACGCTCTTGTGCTCGAAGTAGTCGTCGCCGCAAGGGGGCGCCTGTTTCACCGCGACCCAGCAAGCTCCGATGATCTCTTCCTGGTTCTTCTTGCACGGCGGCCGGCGCTGGCCCTTGAACGGCTTGCCGGGCATATCGAGCGCGATTCGGACCATCTGGTCCAAACCGTAGACTGGGACGGGCGGAGTCACGTCGATCTCGCTGAGCGAGGTTTCTGCGATGCCCGTCGTGAGCACTGCGCGCTCCGGCTCGGGCATTGCCGATTTGGGCTTCTCTGGAGTTGAAGGCCCCTGGCGAACCCCTACGGCCAGCAGCAAGCTGGCCGTCAGTCCCACAAGGGCCGCGTTCTTCCACTGAGCAGCGATGATGAGACGGACCGAAGCCAGTCGGCGTCGCGCGCGCCCGATCTGCCGTCGCCAGCGCGGCACAGGAGGCGCCATCAGGTGATCCAGCACCACCGGCTTGCGCCTGACCTGGTCCACTACGTTCGACAAATCACCCAGCGTCACCGCTATCTCCTCGCACACGTCGGCGGGAGAGACCGATGCGGGCGCCTGGATCGTGAGCACTTCCACGAACGCCTGTCCGTTGAGCGACTCGACGCGCGCAGACCATGAGCACGGCGAATCGCCATCCACCTGGTCCGCTGTCGGCCGGACGCCGAGCGCTGCATGCCCGGTATGACCATTTGAAGCCAAGTAGACGTCTCCATGCTCCGTGTCGTGCGCGACGCGCTGCTTCACAACGAACGGACCTACCCTGCCGGTTTCCCAGCCATTGTCAGCCGCGCGCGCTCCCGAACTCGCACCACCACCTCCGCGCGCCCGCTGGGACGTACCACCCTGGCCGGTATTCATCGGCTTCCGCATGAACCTCTCCCGCCCGTCTGCCTGGGCACCGTAGCGCCAAGCTCCGACTCTACATTCGCGTCCTGTGCTTCCAGCTATTTCTTGGGCTTGGCTCCACGCCCTTTGGGCGCCGGTTCAGCCGAAGACAGCTCTTTCTCGAGGGCAGCCAGCGCGGCTTCGTAGCGCGAGCGCTGCTCAGCGCTCGCCCCCTCCAGCCAGGCAGCAGCCTGCTGGTCCAGGGCCTCCTCCATCACGCCATTGCGGTCCTGCCCGCGGCTGAGCGCCTGGGCGATAGCGCTCCAGATCTGCCACTTCGACCTGGGCAGGATGAGCGAACTGCGCTCCCTCGGGTTGTGGGTCATGTCCTGAAGCGGTGCCACGTCGTCCCCTCCTCTGCTGCGCATGCGCAACGCATTCCGCATCGCGGACCTCCAGTCCTATGTGAGCAGCGCCAGGTGGGTCAACGAGCACCTTCACCAACGCCTCTTCATGCACCCAAACATGCACTTGACTAAGAACCAAAGCAAGAGCATATCAATGCATGTCGATGGCGGACGGACGTTGCCCCTCGGGGGAATGGTCGCGGAGCGGGAGTTCGGTGGTCGCCACCGAAGACGCCAGCAGGAGCAGCACCGGAGCACGGACACGAGCGAGTGGGGGCAGACGATGCGAGCGGTGGATGCGGCGAAGGCCCTGGAGGGCCAGTGGTTCCGGCGGAAGGACGACGGCAAGGACGTGGATGACCGGCAGATCCGCGAGGTGAAGGCGACGCGGCGGCAGGGCAAGCAGCTCGTCACCTTCACGGATACCGCGGGCGTGCTGCACCGGCACATCGACGTGCTGGAAGTGCGCCAGTAGCACCATCAGCGGGCGCCACCACGCGCCCGCCCCACTCCACCCACCACGAGGACGAGATGGCCAACGACATGGCGTCGGGAGAGGTGCACCCGCAGACGGACGACGCCGAGGCACTGCTGAAGGAGGCGGCGGACCTGGAGTTCCGCGCGGAGCACAAGGAGCGGCAAGCCGGGGCGGACTGGTGCTCCGCGGAGGGCGCCGTCTTCCTGGAGCGCGACGCGGCCGACTTCCGCGAGCGGGCCGCCGCGAAGCGCGCCAAGGCGCAGCAACTGTGCAACCCGGGGCACGTGGTGCCCCAGAAGGAGGAGTGCCGTGGCTGAGAAGAAGACGAAGACGCCGCGCGAGGTGCTGCGCGCCTACTTCGATGAGCAGGAGGTGGCGCCGGAGGTGCTGCGAGCCTGGAAGGAGCTGGACACCACCGTCGAGGGCGTGGCGCTCCGGCTCGCGGCCGACCTGGCCCAGCTGAAGGGCGGCGCGAAGTGAAGCCCCTGCACGAGCTGGCGGACGCGCTCGCCATCCTCGCCCGCGAGGGCTGGACGCCGCCGGACCGGGACGCGGCGAGCCTCGCGCAGCAAGTGCGCGAGATGGAGGCGCAGCAGACTCAGACGCAGGAGGTGTTGCAGGCCGTCGAGTACCTCCACGAGGCGTGCGAGCCGGACGGCACCGACGCTGCGCGCGAGCGGTGGTTGCGCCTCCAACGCCGCGTCACCAGCACGCGGCTCCAGCTCGCCCGCATCAACGAGGCGGAGGTGTACCTGCGCGCCGAGCTGGAGCGCCAAGTATGGCTCGCGCGGCACCTTCGCGCGCAGAGCGAAGCGCAGCAGGCCGCCGCGTAGCACGTCAGACCTAATTGGTATGACTACGGCATTCAACCTGAGAGGTTGCATTGCCGGAAGCACACCGCTCCCCCTGCCCCGCCTACGCCGAGCACCCGGACAGAAGCTGGGTGCTGTGCGAGCGCGAGTACGAGCACGAGGGGCGGCACCGCTGGCGGGACGTGGAGTGGGACTGCCTCACCCCGGAAGACGAGGTGCAGGCCGAGTTACGGGAACTGCTGCGCCAAGCGGAACAGGCCGCGGGCGAGAGCTACGAGTAGGAGCGGTCCATGGGCTGTTGGCCACGTCGTCCACGCAAGCCGTCTCAAGAAACCTTGCGGCACCGTGCCAACCGCGCCGAGTACTTCCACGCGTTGGATGTGCTGCACGGGCGCGCACCACCGGAGCCTCCCGCGCCGCAGCCTACGGCCGCCGTGTCCACCGGCGCGGCGCCGGGGCGCATCGAGTTCTCCCCGCCACCACCCGCGCAGCACGCGCCGAACGGCCACTGCCACTGCGGCGCCCCGCTCATCCACGGCAAGGACGGACTCATCTGCGGCTGGGGCCTGCACGACGGATGACCCTGAGCTGAATCACCCCTGAGCTGTTCAACCCCGGTCGAAAGAGGAGACCGAATGATGTCACCCCAGCGAAATGGCAGCCCACCGCCCAGGACTCCTGGCGGACCGCAGTCGAAGCCGCCCGCCCCCTCACGCATGACGCTGGACGCGCTCGTGCGCGGGAAGCGCGCGGCCCCGCTCCGCGTCGTGCTGTACGGAGTCGAGGGCATCGGAAAGTCCACCTTCGGCGCCAATGCGCCGGACCCCATCTTTCTCGGCGCGGAGGACGGCACGGACCACCTGGACGTCACGCGCTTCCCGTCGCCGGAGAGCTGGCAGGAGGTGCTGGACGCCGTCCGCGTCCTCACCGCCGAGCAGCACGACTACCGGACGCTGGTCGTGGACACCCTCGACTGGGCGGAGCCGCTCCTCTGGGCGCACATCTGCAAGCGGGACCAGCAGGACAACATCGAGTCGTATGGGTACGGCAAGGGCTACAGCGCGGCGCTCGACGAGTGGCGCGTCTTCCTCGCTGCGCTCGACAAGCTCCGGCGCCAGAAGGGCATGCACATCATCCTCCTGGCCCACTGCTGGATTAAGCCCTTCAAGAATCCGGAGGGGGACGACTTCGACCGCTACGAGCTGAAGCTGAACGCGAAGGCCAGCGGGTTGGTGAAGGAGTGGGCGGAGCACGTCCTCTTCGCCAATCACGAGACGTACGCCTCCAAGGACGCGCGCACGAAGCGCGTGCGCGGCGTCTCGACGGGCGCGCGTCTCATCTACACGACGCGCACCGCCGCCTACGACGCGAAGAATCGCGGAGACCTGCCCGAGTCCATGCCCCTGTCGTGGGCAGACTTCACCGCCGCCCTGGAGGCCCACCAGCCGGCGGATCCGCAGGCGCTGGAGGCAGCCATCCGCGAGAAGGCGGAGCAACTCTCCGAAGCGCACAAGCGCAGCGCCCTGGCCGCCATCGAGCGGGCCGGAGGGGATGCGGTGAAGCTGGCGAAGCTCAACGACTGGACGAACGCCCGCCTGGGCGAGGTGACGTGACATGCAACTGGAGAATGGGCGGTACAAGGCGCGCGCCGCGCAGGGCGCTCTCGGCTTCACGTCAGGCGGCAAAGAGCAGGTGGCTATCGAGTTCACCTTCCTGGGCAATGACGGCTCGGAGCCATACGCCGGCCAGAGCATCACCTGGTTCGGATTCTTCACGGATGCGTCGCTTGAGCACACCATCAAGGCCCTCCGCGCTTGTGGCTGGCAGGGCAACGACGTCTCGGACCTCACGGGCATCGAGTCCAACGACGTGTCCCTCGTCATCGAGAACGAGGAGTACGAGGGGAAGTGGAGTCCGAAGGTGCGGTGGGTGAACCCGCTCGGCAGCGGCCTCGCCCTCAAGCAGCAGATGGAGCCCACCCAGGCGCGCAACTTCGCGGCGCAGATGCGGGGACGCATCCTCGCGATGGAGCAGGGCACCGGGCCACGTCGCGCGCCCTCCCCGGCGCCTGCCCGCGGCGCCCCGCAACAGTCACGCGGAGGCAGTCGTCCGCCTTCGTATGGCGGCGGCCCGCCCGAGCCTCCGCCGCTCACGGACGAGGACATGCCGTTCTGAAGTAGCGCAGCACCGCGCGTTCCGAAGCCGCCTCACACGGCCCGGGTCGATCTCTCAGCGCGCGGGGTTGCAACCCGGTGGCATTGGGCCACCGGGCCTTGTCGGTGGAGCGGCCAGCACACCACCTGGCTGGACGGAACGCTCCACCTCACCCCGCGCGGCATAGGGCCTCGCGGGGCCTCTCACTGCGCTGACGTTGAGCGCTGCCCGGCGGGGGCGGTCCCCACTCCCGCCCCCGCCGGGACCTTCCGTCCAAAGCAGCACCAGCAGCAACTGCCGATGACGGGGCGTGGGCCCCCGCTGGACGTCCCAGCGCTCCCGGTTCGAGTCCGGCGTCGGCACTCCGTCCAGCCGTAACCCCACCCCCAGGAGTCGTATGTCTTTCCCTTCGCGTCTCACCGCGCTGGCACTCGTGTGCCTCGTGGCATCCCCGGCCCTCGCCGAGCCGTTCTCCCCACTCACCGTCAACACCAAGATCCCCGGGCTGCGCCAGCCCTTCGCGGGCATCACATTCACCAACTCGGAGAAGTCACTGAAGGACCTCATCTCCGCCTATGGGAAGCGGTTCAGCGTGAAGTCCATCGCGGACCTGCACTCCGACGAAGTGCAGTGCGGACTCGCGAAGTTCGCTGTGATGTTCGTCCAAAACCTCATGCTCAACGAGATACCGGGCATGAAGTCGGCGGACCTGGAGGGCTTCCCCAAGGCCCTGGAGCATTACAAGGCGCGGGAGGCGTTCTTCTGCAACCAGCCTCCCCCGCCCGGCGTCAAAGCCAATCGCGGTGCGGAGTTGATGCGCCTCTGGATGGCCCGCGTAATGGACGAGTCAGCCAAGGCTCGCGAGCAGGAGTTGGCCGCGACGTACACGGCGAGGGCCAAGCAGCGCGGCTTCGACGTGACGGCACGCGACGTTGCCATGGCAGTGGGCATCGGTCTCGCAATGCTGGCCGGCGACCTGCTTCCGATTCCGGTCCCCTAGCTCCCTCCGATGACGTGCCAGCGGGCGGTGCAGAGCGGGCCGCCCGCCCTCTTCCCGCGCGCCGTCACGACGGCGGCGCGCTCAACCCCAACAACGAAGCGAGACGAACGTGGCGACGAAGACGAAGAGCAGTGGTGGCCTGCTGGAGCTGGCGGACAGGTTGGAGGACGCCGCACAGATGCTGCGCGACACCGTGGCGAAGTTGGGCGGCATGGTGGCGCCCGCGCCTGCGGTGAAGGCGCCTCCGACGAGCGCGGCCAGGCCGGCGAAGTCCGGCAAGGCGAGGGCGGCCCCGGCAGACGGCACGCGCATGTGCGCCATCAAGGGCTGCGGCAAGCCCAGCCGGACGAAGGGCTACTGCGCGGCGCACTACCAGAAGCTGCGCAACCTGGAGAAGACGAACCGGCGCCCTGCGGCGTGGGCGGACAACGCCGCCCCCAACAGCGTGGAGGACGTCCAGCTGCCGCGCGGTCGCGCCGCCTCGAAGGCGCTGGCGGAGGCGAGCACCCAATGAAATCAGCGGACGTCAGCGGCATGCCGAAGGAGCTGGAGGAGGTCCGTCGCATCGCCCTGGGCGAGGAGTCCGCCGATGAGGCGCAGGTCCGGGCCGCGCTCGCGCAGGCATGGGCCTGGCTCGCGCCGCTGACGTCCGCCCTGCCGTCGGTTGGGCCGTCTTCGAGCGTGCCGAAGTACGCGACCGGGGATGTGGAGCGGTGGTTCCGGGCGGTGGTCGCGCGGACGAATGGCTCCACCGAAACGGTGATGGCCCGGATGCTTCGGGACGCCGCGCTGGAGGGTGCGAAGGTGCCGGGGCTGGTGGAGGACAACGCGGCGCTGGTGGACGCGCTGAAGGAGTTGGCAGACCTGATGGAAGGCGTGCGCGACGGCTCGTACACGCCCGATTCCTTCACGCTCCAGGTCGCCCACCGCCTGCTGGCCGAGGAGCACCCCGGCGCGGCCCTGCTCGCGGAGCACGAGGCAAAGGTGTCCGCCCTCCAGGCTCTGGTGGCGGAGCTGGAGGGCGAATTGGAGCAGGAGCGAGACAACTCGCGGACCCTCGCCAGCGCTGGCCTGGAGACCGAGAAACAGCGCGCAGAACTGGAGTCCGAGCGCGACGCCCTCCGCGCGCAGGTGGGGCAGTACGAGAAGTCCATCACCACCGCGCTTCGCATGCTCGCCGAAGGGCAGCACGCGCTTGTAGAGTCGAACCTGCGCCTCGCCCTCTCCACCCCGCCCGCCGAGACGACGCCCGGCCCGAACTCTCCGACCGTTCCGGAGGGTTCAACCGCTCCCACACACCGAATGCTGTCGCCGCTCGACGTGCGCCCCGCGGTGCCGCCGCTGCTGCCCGTCAGCGAGCGCATCCAGCAGTCCCTCGCCAAGCTGGGCCACGAGCCCACGCCGCTGACGACGTCTGCGGTGGATGCGTTGCACCCGTCCGGGCGCTGCACCTGCACTGGCGAGGGCACGTGCGCGTGGTGCCGGGCGCGCTGCGACGCGTGCGGCAGCCCGTACATCCCCGAGGCGGTGCGCCACTCGCTCGCCCAGGTGTGGAGCGCCCTGCGCATCACCACCGCGCACCAGGGCGTGGCCGTCGCTGTCCTCCGTGCGGTGTACCCGGAACTGCCGGTGCCGAACGCGCGGGCTGGAGCGGACATCCTCCCGGCATGGAACGCGCTCGCCCAGGCCGTCACCGAGGCCGCGCGCCTCGGCGCGGAGGACATGCGCAACCAGGCCGCCCGTCACATCGCGGGGCTCGTGCTCGCGGGGCAGGACCCCTTCTCCTTCGCGCGTGAGCTCGATGCCCTTCCGCTGCTGCTCGGGGAGGAAGTGCCCCGTGGCTGATCCGCTCGTCTACCAATACCGCCTCCGCACCGAGAAGGGCGCATGGCTCGCGGACGTCATCCTCCGGAGCGACGGCTTCTTCGCCACCGTATCCGACTGGGGCAGCTACGCGTTCCGGTGGACCGCGCCGGGGCGCGAGTTCCGCGCCTTCGTCGCGCACCTCGCGGGCCAGGACGATTACGTGTGCAGCAAGCTGGAGACGCGCGACTGGTGGGATGGAGCGCGAACGCTGAAGCGGATCCGCGAGCACATCCTCACCTACCGCCGCGACAGCATCTACTCGAAGGAGAAGGCGGCCGAAGCGTGGCAGTCACTGGCCGATGCGCTGGGACGCTGGAGTGGGCGTGACGCGAGGAGCGACGACGAAATCCGCATCGACGAGTTCTCCGTCTGGTGCACCAACACCACGTTGGACGAGCCCTACGAGTTCGCCTCCTACGACTACCCGCCGGACGTGCGTGGCTTCTGCGAGAACGTGATGCCGGCCCTCGCCGCAGCCATCCGCGCGCAGCTCCAGACCGAGGCCCAGGCTCTTGCGCTCCGACACGAGCGCGAGGCCTGGGAATCGGAAGGAGGTGCCATCCATGGATAGAGTGCCCGGAACCTTCGTCGTCCTGGAAGGCGGAGACGGCAGCGGGAAGACGACGCTGGCCCGACTCATTGGAGACGAGCTGCACGCCCAGGGCGCGCGGGTGCTGAACACGGAGGAGCCCTCCGGCGGGCCCGTGGGGATGCTGATCCGGCGCATGCTGGCGGAGCGCCCTCTGTCCCCGGAGGTGATGGCTCTCCTGTACGCGGCTGACCGTGCGCGCCACACAGAGACGGTCATCCGGCCGGCGCTCGCCCGCGGCGAGGTGGTGCTGTGCACCCGCTACGTGCTGTCGTCCCTGGCCTACCAGGGGCCGCACGTGGGCCTGGAGCGCGTGATGAGCCTCAACGCCCAGGCACTCAAACCGGACCTGATCCTCTTCCTGGAGTGCCCGGTGGACGTCGCTCTCGGGCGCGCGGGAGCAGCACGCACCTTGGACGCCTACGAGACTCCTGCGGTCGCGGCCAGCGCGGCCGACGGCTACGCACGGGCCCTCACGTACCTGGAGTCCCAGGGCCAGCGCGTAGTCCGCGTGGATGCGTCCCAGGGCTCCGCGCAGGTGCTGCGCACGGCTCTTGAGCAGGTGCTGCCCCTGCTCCCCCGCGCCGGCCTGTAGCCGCCCCACCACCTCACCCCTTCACCACCTGCCGGCCCGGGCGCCGGACGGCAGGGCTCTACCCGTGCGCCCGATCCCCGAGGTTTCCCCGTGTCGAAGTGCTCCGCCGTCCTGCTGTCCCTCCTGCTGTCCACTGCCGCCCTCGCCCAGGAGGAGGCTCCCGCCGACGGCGCCACCTTCCCGGCGTGGAGTTCCCTCGTCGCCACCGCCACCGCGCAGGGCGTCCTCAACCCGGCCGCGCCCGGGGGCAACCCGCGCCCCTTCGCCCTGGGCGTGGGGTACGGGCGCTGGAGCGAGCGCGGCGCCCTCCAGTTGCTCACGCACCTGGCCCCCAGCGTCGCGGCGGACGGGCCGGACGCGGCCGGCGGGCTGCTGCTGCGCCCCGGTGGGCGCCTGGGCCTGAGCGCGGCTGCGCGCCTCCACCGGCTGGGCGACCGCAGCGAACTGCCGCTGACGTTGGGCGGATACCTCCGCGCCGGTGCGTCCCTCGACTCCGCGGCTGACGCCTCCTGGACGTCGCTGCGCGCCGACGCGGGCGTGGCCGCGCACTGGTGGCAGGTGCACACGCCCACGCGTCTGGTGTTGGGCACCCTGGAGGCGGGGCCGGTGCTGCGCCGCCGCACCGGGGATGCCAGCGGCACCTGGCTGGGCCTGTCCGTGGGCGCATCCGTCACGATGCAGCGGGTGACGGCGGGCCTGACGCTGACGCACGTGCCCGCCAGAGAAGCGTCCGTGCCGGGCATGACTGGCACCCACGTCACCGCAGGCGTCGCGCTGCAGGCGGACCTGCTGCCCCTGTAGCCCGAGAGGTAACAAGCCCGGCGCCCAGCGTCTCTTGGGCATGATGCCCAGCGCCTATCGCTGCCCCGTCTGCGGGCAGATCCTCACCCCGCTTCCGGGTGGCTTCCTGTTCTGTTCGGGCAGCCACGCGGTGGGGCCACGCCGCCAGGACCGGACCATCTACCGCCCTGGCCGCAACGGTCGCCTCCAGCCAACGAAGATGGGGGCGGCGGCAAGGTGGCGTGCCGCTGGGGCCGCACAGGGCATACCGCCTGAGAGGTAGCGATCCACCGCCCTCCCAGGCGGTACCCTCTGCCAGCGTTCACCGGAGGTCGTCATGGGCGTCGTGATGGTTCGCATCGACAGCATCATCCCGCCGCACGAAGTCCGCGATGACGGGAAGCTGGCCGCCCTGCGTGAGTCCATGGAGGAGAATGGCTGGCAGGGACGCCCGCTGCTCGGCGTGCCCCATCCTTCCGCCGTCGGCGCCTTCCTCGCACTCACGGGGAGTCACCGCACCGCCGCGGCACAAGAGGCAGGGCTTGAGGAGGTCCCCCTCTACGTGGCCCAGCTGGGCGGTGGGATCCACGTGCACGAATCCATCCACGGCGACTCCCTCCGAAACGAGAGGGACAACCCCATCGAGCAGGAGGACCTGGCCGACTACCTCCGCCCTTGGGACCCTGGCGCGGCTGCGCTCGCCGAGGCCGAGGACGCAACAAACGCCGCAGGGTGACGCCGGGTCCCGGCCGCACCTTGCGGTTGTGGCCGCGCGTGCGCACGCGCACCCTCCGTCGTGGAGGTGGCCATGTCCCTGTCCCGGATGTCCGTCGTGAAGCGGCACGTCACCACCGCCGCGCCGAGCCTGCACGAGGAGGCCATGGAGCCCGGCGGGAAGCTGCCGGCCAACGCCGAGCGTGTGGCCCACCTAGTGGACGATGCGCTCCGGGAGGCCAACCGCGAGGCCCAGACAGACGTGCGCGGGCCGGAGGACTGGGCGGCGATGTAGCTCGGCACGCCCCCCGCTCTCCGCGACCGGAATGACGACGACGGAGCGGGTAGCGCTGGCGCAGCGCCTGGGCGAAGCGGAGCTGGCGCTGCAGGGTGCGATGCGCGGGCTGGACGGGAGTCCTGATGCACGGACACGATTGGCGGACGCGAGGACGGAGTACCTCGCCGCGGAGCGCGAGGCGCTGGTGGCCCTCGGAGCTCAACCGGGCCCGGACGCCATCGAGCTGCTTGCGTCCTCGCAGGCCACCGCGTGACGGAGCAGCCAGCGCGGGTGGTCGCACTGGCCCAGGCGCTTGCCGCACAGGTGGCAGCGGGTGATGGTGGAAGCACTCAGGCGCTAGTCGCCAGCAGTGCCTTCGCGACGCTTGCGCTCAGCTTCATCAGCGAAATAGTCGGGAGGGCCATTGTATCGACCTCTGCCGACATACTCGTCGACGTTGTGCGCCACCTCGTCGACCTTCTCTTTGATGTCGCGCAAATCACCCCGCGCCTTGTCGAGGTCCACGTAAATCAGCCACAGCGTGCCGGAACACTTCCAGAGGTAGTAGGCCAGCACGAGCCACTGCCAATTGACCTTGAGCCAGCCGATGAGTGCGTCCAGCATGGGGCGAGCCTTGCGTGGTTGTTGCTACGAGGCCAACGTCCGGGCAGAAGCCCTCTCGGTTTGACGATGTTCCCGGTCTCGCAACAGTGCGACCAAGCGCTCCCAGTAAGCCACTAGGCTGTCCGTATCGATTGGGCGGTAGCGTGCGAGGAACAGCTTGTAGTGGGTGTCGAGGCGCGCTGCCATGTGGTCGTCGAGGCGACGCCATTCGTTGCGGAGTAGTGCCTCTCGGTGCTTTGCCATGCGCTCCGGCCGCAACGCCCCGGTCCCACGGGCGTCACGCTCAAGTTCAACCATGGACTCCTTCACGCTCTCTGGCGTCTGCTGGACTTCCCATTGAGCGTCGCCAACTCGGCGAAGCGCGTAGAGCGAGTAGCTGGTGATGCTCGGCCAGTCGTAGACGTTGTACTCGTGGACCATCAGCATCTCGACGAAGTCGAACACCCAGTAGTCTGAGAACACGTCCTTGCGCTCGTGAATCTCAGGTCGCCGGAGCGCCATTGCTGTGGCGTGGCGCCGCCCGCGCCAGGTGGACCACGCCCACAGGCCCGCGAACAACGCGACGACCCACATTGCGGCTCCCATGCTCGCTGCCTCCGAGGTGCTGGGTTTGTATGCAATGAGCACCAGCAACGCCGGAGCCTCCCGCGCCCGGCCCAGCCCCGTCAACGCGGGCCGCTGCTCCGCTGCGGTAGCCGAGTGTCGGGCATGTCGCCGCCCAGGCTGGCGCACCCACGGGTGAGGGCCGGGGCTCGGCAGGGCGCCGGGGGGTGTGCTACCTATATGGCGTGGACCACCAGGACGAACTCCAGCTCGTGATTGAGGGACCCAAGGTCCGGCCGGAGACGGCGGACCCTCTCGTTACGTTGGACCTCGCCCGCGCCTATTTCTCGCTCATCCAGCGCGTCGCTGCGGAGCATGGTGACGACCTCACCCTGCAGGGCCTCTTCATCCGCAAAGGCTCGACCGTGGTGGCCTCGCGTCCCAACCAGCAGGGCCTCGCCATCCAGGCGATGACGGACGTCTCACGGTACGTCAACGGCGTCCTGCCACCCCCGCCTCGGCTTGAAACCCCCGTGAAGGAGTTCCGGGGGAGGGTGTTCAACTTCCCGATTTCCGTCACCGTCGCCTCGCGCCTTGGCGACCAGGTTCGCCCGCTCACGCCCGCGCACATCGAGGCCGTCATCCCTCCACGAGAGACGGTGGAGCTTCGCGCGACAGTCGTGGGCGTCGGTGGCGCCAACACGACCTCCGCCCGGTTCGCGTCGAAGTCCGAGCGCAGGGTACTTAGCCTGCGGACGGACGTGCCCACCGCGCAGAAGCTGGCGCACTTCCTCTACTCAGAGGTCGACATCACGGCGACGGTGCAGCGCGACGAGCACGGCCTCATCCACAGCGGTGTGCTGGATGGTTTCAGCGGCCTCACCAGCGCGCCCGACCAGCTCAAGGTGTGGCGCGAGTGGTTCCGTGAGGTGGGCGGTGACTGGAACGACATCGACGATGTCGAGCAGGAGCTGCAGCGTGTATGACGTGAAGAAGCTCCCGAGGCGCGCCCTGTGTGACACGGGCTTCTGGATTCGTGCGCTTGGAGACCGGCCGAAGGACCCGCGCTCACCCCAGGCTGAAGCCTTCTTCAAGGCGATGGCGGACAACGGCCGTGAGATGCTCCTGCCGGCGCCGTGCCTCGCGGAATTGATTCGCGGCAAGCCGGCCCTGACAATCCCGAGCACGCCCTCGGTCATCGTGGTGGGCTTCGACAGGATTGCGGCGATGGAGTTGGGCAAGAGATTTCCCGCCTCCTTCATCAAGCAGCAGAAGGTGAAGTCGGGGTACGAAAAGGGCTACATCCAGTTCGACGCGATGATTGTGGCGTGTGCCATCCGCCACAATGCCGAGTGCATCATCACCTTCGACAACCCGATGAAGGAGCTGGACTACGGCCCCGAAGTGCAGATGCTGTTCCGCAACGTTCGCGACTTCCAGCTCCCGCTGATGGCCTCCATCAACAAGTCCCAGGAGGCGGAGTCGGCGGCACCCGAGGACACTTCCCAGTCCACCGAGCGCTACGAAGAACTTGAGCCGGGACTCGGCGTCCGCAAGCTTGACCTCTCCTGACTGGAAGTCGGGCTACGCCATGTGCTTCCACGTGAGGCGCTGGACGATGCGGCGGACGTTCGCGGACGTCACGCCGAGTTCCCGGGCGAAGTGCAGACGGGCTGATGCTCGACTAGGCGTCAGGGCCCCGTTGACGTGAGGCAGATGGGGGCGTCAGCGCCTGGGCATGAGCGGCGCGATGTCGATGTGGGCGGCCGTCTCCTGTTCTATCTTTTTCACCCGCTCCTCCGCTGAGGGGAGATCAATGCCGACGCTCCGGGCCGCCATCAGGTATTCCTGCACGCTCAGGCCCGCTACAACGCGGGCGACAGCGAGGGCGTCAGACCCATCCGGAACCTTCGGGTCGCTCTCCAGGCGCCGGCAGAGCTCCAGGTCCGCGCGTAGCTCATCCCTGGCGCGACGGAGCCACTCTTGCCGGTTTTCCTGCATCTGAGACGTGTTCGACATGGCTGGGTGTCCTTTCGACGTGTTCGACATGGCTGGGTGTCCTTTCGGGAGGTGAAGCCCCAGCAACGCACGCCCGTAGCGGCCGGGCAACCGGTCGCATCCAGCGCTCCCGGCCGGCCCTACCGCTTCTTCTTCTCCCGGGCGGCGATGGCTTCCGCAATGAGCGCCGCCATCATGGCACGTGCTTCCACGTGAGGCGCTGGATGATGCAGCGGGGTTAGTCTTCTCCCTCGGCCAGCTTCACGTAGTAGCTGAAGAGGCGCTCTGCGAGGCGCATGAGTTCCTCGCTGGACATCGCGTTGAGCGTTGCCGCGATGGAACCCTCGTTCTGCTTGCCCGCGATGCGCGTCGCGTCCTGCTGGATGGCGTGGGCCTCCGGCCAGAGGTCCGGCGGATGGTGCTGCGGATCGTCCGCGAAGCCGAACTCCAGGATGGCGGCACTGAGGCGGTCGCGAAGCGGCGCGTCCATCGTCGCGAGAAGTTCAACAGCGTACCGCGTCTTCGAAAGGCCGTGAGCGTGCATTGGATCGAAGGTCATGCGCGCACTATAGCCCGCCCTACCGATTCCTCTTCTCCCGGGCGGCGATGGTGCTCAGGGCTGGCGCCGGATGCTGGCCGGCTGCTTCTTCGCACCCTGCACCGGCGCGTAGCAGCCGCCCTTGTGCTCGACGGAGTTCTTCGGGCACGGCGGCGAGTCCTTCAGTTCCAGCCAGCATCCGCCGTTGATCTCGCGCGAGGGCGACTGACAAGGCGGCTTGGCCTGCCCCTCCAGCGGACCGTCCGGCATGCTGAGGCGGCGCTCGATGGTCTGCGCACGCAGGGTGGACGCGCCGGCAATCATGTTCGCCATCACCACGTCGCCCACGGTGGCGGGCACGTACTCCACCAGCGGCGCGGGCTCGGCGGGGGCGGCTTCGGCGCGCTCACCTGGACGGCTAGGAGGACGCCAGCAGCTGCTAGCGAGACGGCCGCGAGGAGGCGTAGGCTACGCCCACCGCGAGCAGGTGCTGGGGTGGGCTCCAACTGGAGGCGCGGCGCCACCGGAGCGCGGCCCGACAGCAGGTGCGCCAGCTTCCGGGGTGTCCCTAGCGCCGCCTGTACCGCGTCCGCGATGTCCTCCGTCACGTCGGCCACTTCCTCCACGTCGCTGGCGGGCGCCGCCGGGCAGGACTCCATCTCCAGGGCGATGAGGGCGGGGGAGGAGAACGTGCGGACGCGCAGTTCCAGGTCCACCTGGGGCGCCAGGTCCGTCCTCGCCTGTGGGCACCAGGACAAGGCTGGGCGCCCCTGTCTCCTCGTGGCGGGCCTCGTTGAGCCGGCTGCGGCTCCCCTGCCTGCAGACGCCTTCCGCAACGGTGCCCAGACGCAGCAGGTAGCAAGCCTGTTCTCGGCATGCGTCCTGCTCTTGGCCTGCGCTCTCGCGCCGAACGCCTTCGCTCCGGCGCGCCACCCAGGACACCTCTTGAGCCCGCGCCTCCACTCTTCCCCGCCCCGCTTCGCCCTCCTTCTTCTCGTTGCCGTGGCAGCCCTGCGATGCGGCCCGTCCGAGGACCTGGACGAGGGTCCGCCCACGCGGCCTCCTGTCTCGCAGGACGGAGGCTCCTCGGACGGCGGAGCGAGCCAGGTGGACAGCGGCATGCCCATTCAGGACGGGGGTTCCACGCCTCGTGATAGCGGGAGCGACCCTATCTGCACTCCTTCCTGCTCCAGCAGATCCTGCGGACCGGATGGCTGTGGCAGGACGTGCGGGACGTGCCGGAGCGGCACCACGTGCAGCGGCGGCAGCTGCGTCTGCGTCCCCCAGTGCAACGGCAAGACGTGCGGCTCGGATGGATGTGGCGGCACCTGCGGCACCTGCCCCGCCAACGCCACCTGCAGCGCCGCAGGCGACTCCTGCGCGTGCGCGCCGGGCTACGTGCCCAACCAAGCGCACAACGGCTGCGTCCGCGTCGGCGGGGCCTGCGAGGGCGTCAGCCAATACGGCTACTGCTCCGGCGACACCTGGGTGCGCTGCGACGCGCAGGAGGGCATCGTCACCATGGAGTGCGGCCCGGGCCGGTGCAAGCGGCTCGACTCCGCCGGCACCGGCGCCTGCACCTGCGGCAGCATCGACGCCAACGGCGTATGCGCTACAGCCTCCGGCGCAAGCGCCGCGACGCCCCGCGTCCACTTCACCTGCGCGACGAGCGCGGGGGTGCTCCTCGCCAGCAACTGCACTGTGGAGACAGGCTCCTCCGCGGGCTTCTGCTCCACTTTCGTGACGGCGTACGGCAACCAGACGTCATGTTTCTGCGGAACTTGCTCTGTCCCTGGGCGCAACAACCAGTGCGGCTCGCTGTGTGGCAAACCGTCGGACTGCCGCTACTACTCTCAGGGCAACTTCCACACCTGCGGCTTCTGACCTTCCATGAGTTCGGCGGCCTCCGTAACAGGCTCTTGGGGGAAGGCATCCCCCACGAGGATGCCGCCCTTGCCTGGCAGACGTCTGATGCGAGCCGGGCGCCTGCCACGCCAAGCGCCCGGCCAATTTCAACGGTCTCGGATTTGGACCTATGAGTGACGGTCTTGTTGCCCCAACTGACCTTCCCCAAGCACGGCATGGCTGCTCTTCATCAGGGGTAGGGCCGACTTCAACTCCTGAGTCCTGACGCGCGTCGCTCTGCATCAGCCTGTCGCAGGCGCCGACTCAACCTAGTTGTTGAATCCAATGGCGCCGCGTGTCTGCACAGGTATCGTTTTCCAACTCCCGGCTGCTCCAGTGCCCAACTGCCCACTGTAGTTCGTTCCCCAGGCCCAGATGGTGCCGTCTGACTTCCGCGCGATGGAATGGTCGTTTCCGGCTGCGACGCCAACAACTCCGGTGAGTCCCTGCACTTGCACGGGGGTCAGGCGGTTCGTCGTTGTTCCATCACCAAGCTGGCCTCTATCGTTGTAGCCCCAGGCCCAAACGGTTCCGTCGGATTTGACCGCCAAGGAATGAGCTGTGCCAGCCGCTATGGCGACAACGTCGGTGAGTCCTGGAATCCGAACAGCATCGTGCGAATCCGTTGTCGTCCCTATGCCCAGTTGGCCGGACGAATTAGAGCCACAGGCAATAACTGTTCGGTCGGGCATTAATGCCAATGTGTGCAACGTGCCTGCCGAGATCGCCGTACTTGCCGTCAGCGCCCAAACCCTGACGGGCACGGCGCTATATTGTCCAATCATGTAGCTGCAAAGCTGACCATCTAGATTGTAGCCCCAGGCAAATACGGTCCCGTCGGTCTTTTGGGCAAAAGAAAAATAGCCGCCGACGGTGATGGAGCGCACGCCCGTGAGTCCGGGAACCATCATGGGGGTGTAGCGACTTGCGGATGGCTCATCGCCCAGTTGGCCGAAGCCGTTGTCGCCCCATAGCCAGACCGTCCCGTCGTCTTTGAGCGCTGCCGTATGATCGCGCTGGGATGCGATGGCTATAATGTTTGTGAGGCCCTGGACTGGCTGTGCAGTGGTGTTTCCCGTCCCTCCGTTCCCCTGCTGACCGTAATAGTTCGGCCCCCAAGTCCATACCGTTCCGTCATTCTTCAATACAGCGTTGTGCCTTTCTCCTGCAGCTATGGCGACTGCGTTCGTCATCCCTGGCACCTGGGCTGGATAGGGCCGATCCTCCTCAGCCCCATCGCCTAGCTGGCTGTAGTAGTTGCCTCCCCAGGCCCACACAATCCCATCCGACATCAAGGCAAGCGAATGGTTGTAACCGCCCTGCAGATTCTGGACTGATGCGGTACTGCAGGCAATGCCGGCTTGAAGTGTGAAAGACTGCGTGGCGGAGAGCCCAAGGGCGTTGAGGGCAGTAACTGTTACCGTGGGCGGAATTCCGTCGGGCAAGCAGTCGTCGGCCGTCCAGATGACTTCGCTGGTGTTGGTCGTGCTCGTGGCCGCATGCAGGGTGCCTGAGTTGGCGGCCCACGTGAAAGACAACGGGCTGCCCTGAGGATCATTCGCGCGTACACGGAAGACGACGGTGCCGTCGATAGGAGGAACCGTGGTTCTTGACTGGAAGGCGTCCAGAAATGATGGACGAATGTAGCCGGTAGTGGGAGTGCCGGTGTGGATGGTCAACTTGCGAATCCCCTGGCCGCCGCGGCCGTCCCTTACGTCAATGACGAACGTGCAGGTGCTGCTGGTGAGCGGTGCTGAAGGGGTGAAACTCGGCCTGGAGGTCGTGGCGTGCGTCCAGGAGCCGGCGCAGTTGGACGACCACTCAATACTGAGAATGTCGCCATCACTGTCGTAGGGCCAGGTGAAAAACTCGATGGGCTGCCCGACTGCAATGGCTGTGGGGATGGCCGCAATGCCATCTACGATGGGCCAGTGGTTGACCGAGATGTTGACGGCTGCGCTGCCGTTCTCTGGGGCCACCATGACGGTGACGCTGATGCCGGACAGGGTGCCCTTGGAGTTCACTACCCAGAGTCTCAATTCAACCGGGCCTGAATACGCCGGTGCCGTCCAACTAGTCGTGAGGCTGAAAGGGTCACTGAAAGTGCCTGCGTCGGCACCCCATTCGTATGTGAGTGTATCGCCCGGATTGGTGGAGTCGGCGACAGCTTGTAGTTCTATTTGTCCTCCATGCGCCACGGTTCCGGCGCTGGCGACAAGGGAGAGGATACGGGGCGCGGTGTCCTCTGCGGGAAGTGGCGGATTCGCTTCCTGAAGCATGAGGGTAATGGCGGTCGTCTGGCCAGCCACGACTGCCACGTCCGTTGCTTGGCCCAGATAGAGCAGGGTATTGGAGTTGTCGAAGGCCATCGCGCTGAAGGTGCGTGAGTTGCCCGCAGGCAGATTTCCCAGTACCCCACCCCACTGGCCGCCCGTCTTCACCAGGGCATCGATGCGCGTCGTCATGCCCGGGCCAGATGTGATGAGATCCACCCGGGTGATGTCGCCGGCGCTCAGCGTCTGGGGCAGTGACACCACGGCTTGGGCGCTGCCCTCCTGCACTGCCGGGGCAGTGCTGCACCCGGATAGGGCCAGCACCACGCCTATGGCCAGCAGTGCCAGCCTTCTTCGCTTCTCACTTTTCATGGACGACTCCAGCGCGTGGGACGGGGCCTTCCGCCAGCGAGCAGGCCCTTCCGGCCACGCCCCCGGTGGACCACCGGCGGAAGGTGAGCCGAACTCTATGGGGAGTCGCTTGCTCCACGCGCCTGGGTCACCCTCGCGTCGGGGGAAGTCGTTGGAGACTTCGTGCACGCCGCCCCTTCTTGTCGTCCAGGAGGGCAATTGTGCGGCGACAGCTGTCGCGCTCTCGCGCGGTTCGGGCATTCGTCGAGAGCCCACTGCACGTCGTCTGATCATGGCCTGAGACTTCCGGCCGGGCGCCGAAGACGTCCCGCTTCCAGAGCTGCGGATTGACGGCCCAGCCTCCGTGGACGGCCGTCCCGGACACCGGATGGGGCAGTGCCCCCGCTCCAGAGGGAATGACCAGGGCACACGCGCTGCACAGCTCCGGAGGGACACGCCGCACGGAGCCAGCATGGACCCCATCTCACGCAGCCGCACCGCTCTCCTCCCCACCACCTACCGCGAGCCCGCTGAGCAGCCCCAGCGCTCCACGCCGAAGCCCAAGGTCCTGGAGAGGGCAATCAACACCATCGACGCCTTCACCCCGCACACGCCCACCCAGAAGGCGCTCGTCGACCAGGCCCGCCGCGCGACGTCGCCCACGGCCATCACCATCCGCTCGCCGGCCGAGGGCCTGACGCAGGCGGAGAGCGAGCCGCGAGTCTCCGCTCAGGGAATCTTCGGGGACATCGGCAAGGGGCTGTCGAAGCTCGGGGACCGAGTGCTGGACGGCGTGGCGGGCATTGGCAAGGGCATCTACGACAGCGTCAAGGGCACCCTGAAGAACACCTGGGAGATGGCGGAGACGGCCGGCAAGGGCCTCGCCAACATCTTCACCGGCCGCTTCAAGGAGGGCTTTGCGCAGCTCGGCTTGAGCGTGCTGAAGGGCATCCAGACACCGACGGACGGGCTGCTGCGCCTCGGCGGGAGTGTTCTCAGCGCCATTCAGACGATGCTCTTCATCGAGCCCGCCAGCCGCAAGCTGACGGGCGACGAGCTGGCGGCGCTGCACAAGGTGTACGGGGACTCCATCGACTACACGCGCATCGAGATCAAGGAGGGCAACGCGGGCCTCCTCACCATCGGCGGGCGCCCTTTCACCCACGGCGACACCATCTACATCCCGAAGGACTCGCTCCCTCTGACGCCGGAGCTGCTCGTCCACGAGACGGCCCACGTGTGGCAACACCAGAACGGGGGCAACGACTACATGAGCGAGGCGTTGGTGGCGCAGCTCTTCGGCGACGGCTACAACCTCGGGAAGGCCCTCCGGCAAGGCAAGTCGTGGGAGGAGATGAACCCGGAGCAGCAAGCGGAGTTCATCGAGTTGGCCTTCGGCCAGGGCTGCTTTGAAGAGCCGCCTGCGCCGTTCAAGATCGACGGCAGGGACTACACCCAGCAGTTCGAGGCCGCGAAGGAGTCCCTCCGCGCCGGCCAGGGAGCACCGTGACCATGCGCCTCCATCGAATCCTGCCGCTCGCGCTCGTCCTCCTCCAGGTGGCCTTCCTCACCGCCTGCCAGCCGCCCCTGGAGGTTGCACTCGCATCGAGCAGCGAGCGCCTGCCGAGCCCCACGTTCCTGATTGAGGAGCCGTCCCAGGATGGCGGCCCTCCGCGGTACGACGTCATCCGCGTGGTGACCGAAGAGGGGAAGACGGTGTGGCACGTGCGCGCGCTCTCCTTCGGCGGGACGCGCGGACACCGCGTCGTCTACGGCGAGGTGCCGGACGGCTTCGAGACGGTGGAGCCCGTCCAGCCGCTGCAAGCGGGGCGGCTCTACAGCATCGGGGTCTCGGGTGAGGGCTCCGGTGCGTTGCGCTTCGTCACCGGGCAGGACGGCAGCGTCCGCCCCGAGAAGGAGTAGCGCTCAGGTCGTCCCGCGCGCCCTACCCAACAGGGCGCTCCATCAGCCGCGACTTAACTAGCAGCTTTGACCGTGCTGTCATGGATTGCCATGACAGCTGCTTTCACCTTCCGCTGCCTCGCGAGCGCTGCCGCGCTTCTCTCTCTCGTCGGGTGCGGCTCGGCCACCATCGGCGGGGGCGGCAGCCCGGCGCGCGCGAAGTGGGTCGGGTCCGTCGTCAGGACACCAGACGGCGGGCAGCTCCGCACGACCATCTACTACGGGCCCTGGCAGTGCAGCGCCGCGTTCCTGTCCCGGTGCGAGTCGAAGTGCTCGGCACAGGGGCTCCCCCTCATGGGCTGCATCTGGCTGGCCGACATCAAGGGCGACTGGCAGGGCCGCTACCTCTTCATGCCCGCAGAGGCCGGGGGCCGCCTCGCCATCACCCACTGCTGCTGCGACTACCCGGCCGTGCCTGACGGCGAGGCGCAGCGGAGAATTTGGGAGCGCGGTCGCACGGCCTTCCGGCGCGACTGGAGCACCGAGTTCGGCGACTGGCCGAAGACGGGCAAGACGAGCTGGCCCGGCCACCACATCTACGACCTGCTGCACGGAGGCCCTCCGCTCGCTGCGGGCAACATCCTCCCTGTCCCGCCCGACGTACACCTCGACTTCAACAGCGCCTACCCCGCCTGCTACGCCCCCAGGGGAAAGTGGCTGGCACCAGGCCCTGAGCGGCCCTACGTGGACTGAGGGCGCCATCATGACCATGGACAGCCTGCTGAAGGAGTTCTCACGCCTCCACTTCCCCCGCCCACCAGCCGCTCCTGCGGACATTGCCGCCTTCGAGTCCCGCGTCGGATGGAAACTGGATACGAACCTGCGCGCCTTCTACCTGCATTCCGATGGCGGAACGCTCTTCGAGGAAGAGCCCGACGCGAGCTACCGCATCCTCTCGCTCGCGGAGATCCGCCGGGCACGTGTTGCCATCATGGGCCGGGACGCCGACGAGTACGGGGCGCCATCGCAGTACACGCTGGTGGACATGCAGGACACCAACTACGTCATCCTGGATGTGGCCCAGCTGGCTGGAGGCGCGTACCCGCTCTTCGATGCGTGGCACGAGACCTATCCAGTAGCGAAGCGCATTGCTTCCTCGTTCGCGGAGTTCCTGGAGCGCGCGATGCGGAGCGACGGCTTCTCGTACTGGCTGGGCGAGTGAGTACCGCCCGCGCGTGGCGCGCCTCCCCCAGGCGTGCGATGTCCGCGCCGTGCCCAGCCACGACAAGACGAAGACGCCCCCGGAGCGCCGTCGCGCGCCCGCCGGCACCACCGTGCGCATCGACGGGCTGCGCCTCTCCCGCGAGGCCTGGGCGAAGGTGGAGTCACTGACGGCCCAGCTGCGCCGCGCGGGCATCCCCCGTGCCCGGCCGTCCGGCGCGCTGGATCTGCTGGTCCTGCACCCGGAGGTGGCCGCGCGAGTGTTGGCCGGAGGCTGCCGCGTCTACCGCTGCGCCACCTGCGAGGCTTGGCTGGACGCAGCGGGCGCGCTGGCCCATCAGGACGCGCTACCAACGCACGAGGTGCAAGGCTTCAGCGTGCCGGTGGCGTGAAACACAACGGCCCGCTCCGATGCTCTGGAGCGGGCCGTTGCACTACAGGCCGAACGTGTACCGGATGCCCATGCCCGCCATCCGCTCGCGGGTGGTGGACTCGGCGAAGGCGAAGACGCCCAGGTTCTGCCGGAGCCGCGCCCCACCCTCCAGGCGCGCGTACGCGCCCGTGAGGGAGGAGACGCCGGCCTGGGCCTCCAGGTAGCCGGTCCGCACCGGCACGTCGCTCAGCACCCGCGACAGCCCCGCGGCTACTGCTGCCCGCGGGGCATCGAAGGGACCGCGCCCTCCACGGCCGACTTCGCGGCGACGGCTCCGAGCGCGACGGAGAGGGCCTGCTCCTGCACCTTCTCCTCCGCCTTCTGCTCGCCGTGCAACGCGGAGAACTGGAGCTTCGCCAGCGCCTGCTCCGTGGGCTTGAGCGGACGCCAGCCGTTCGCCTTCATCCAGCTGTCGATGACCTCCAAGCCCTTGGCGGCTTTGTTCAGTGCGGTGTTCTCCGGGTCCTCGGCGGCGATGTCCTCGACGACGTGGAAGGCGTGGTAGGCGCCCAGGGCGATGCGCCGCTTGCGCCGCTCGGTGAGCCAGGTGCCGCCAGCGAAGAGACCGATGGCGCCCGTCACCGCGCCGAGCACGATGCCGATACTGGTGGGCGTGAGCAGCGCGTCCAGGATGCTGGAGCTGGCGCCGGTGGACGCCTGGGCGAAGGCCACCGGCGCGGAGAGGACGACCGCGAGGCACGCGGCCAGGGTGAGACGCTTCTTCATTGTGTTGCTCCTTCTGGGGGTGTGGGGCTCCCGGGAGCGCCCCGGGCAGGCGCCGGCAGCTGCCGGACGAATGCGTCAGGTGGCCGCGGAGGACTCGACGTCCGCCTTCATTGCTTCCGCGCGCAGCGCCAGCGCTTCCGGCAGCCACAACTCGCCCTCGGCGCCGTACTTCCACACGCCACGCTCGTCGAGGGGCTCGCCCAGTTCCTCCGAGCAGATGCGCATGAAGTCGAAGGCCAGGTCGTAGTGGCTCGGGTGGACGAAGTGCCGGAGCGTGATGGAAGCGGTGTTCCTCCCGTTGTGCGGAGTACTCGCGGTTGCGATGTCTTTGCGGACGGCCGTGCGGAATTGATCCAGCAGCTGTTCGCGGTCGACGCTGAGCTTCTGGGTGGCAGGCATGCAGGTGCTCCTGGTGGCGCTACGGGTGGGATTGAGAGACGGTGGGCCGCTGCCGGCGGAAAGCGTCAGACGCGCGGCATCCAGTTCCACTTGCCGGGCACGGGCGCCTCGGTGGGGGCCTGGGACACGTTGGCCGCCGTGAACGGCAGGAAGCGGGGCGGCTTCACCAGGAGCTCCACGGTGCCGTCGTCGTTGACGGCGGTGATGTCCGCCGCGCACACCACCTCATCGCGCTGGTAGTGGACGGCCCGGCCCACGCTGGGCTTCTGGCCCGGCGGCACCACCGGGGCGCCCTTCACGGACGCGACCGGCGTGTTGATGGCCTCGGCGACCGCGAGCCAGCCGGCGCGCACCAGCGTGGAGCACTTCTCGAACGGGGGCAGCTCGGCGCCCGTCACCGCGGAGCGTCCGCCGGTGACACCGCCGTAGCACTGGTACAGCACCAAGGCAGTGGCGAGCTTCCCGGGGTTCGCCTGGGCCAGGGCCTTCTCGGCGGCGGTGATGAGTTCGGCGGGCGGCGTGTACGGCGCGGACGTCGACATGCAGGTACTCCTGGTGGTGCTGCGGGTTGGACTGCGAGACAGAGACTCAACGGCGCGGCAGCCAGCGCGGGTGGTCGCACTGGCCCAGGCGCCGGCCGCACAGGCGGCATCGAGGAGGTGAGCCCATTCAGCCCTCCAGCGGCGCTTCGGAGGGGGCCCACTGCGCGCGGCGCTGGAGGACGTCGGCGCCGTAGTCCTTGCCGGTGGTGAGGGCGTCCATCGCGGTGATGGCGTCACGCTCCGTGACATCGTCCGGCAGCGCGCGCAGCACGGCCTCCACCTTCTCCTGGCTGGCGTTGTAGCTGGCCACCGCGCCGGCGAGACGCACCCGGGCCGAGCGCGCGCTGTGCCGCTTGTCGAAGTCGCGGATGCGGTCGGCCAGCAACTCCGCGCCATAGAGGATGTTCGCGCCCGGGTCCTGCCACGCGGGGCGCCCGTCCGGCATGAGCCGCGCGAGGAAGGCCCGGTGGTACCGGCGGTCAATCTGCATCAGCCCGTGTCCGTTGCCCTTATCGCCCAGGCCGGCGGGCCCGCGCGGCTTGAGCCACAGTCCACCCATGGACTCGCGTTCGCAGACGGCCGCCAGCAGGTACGGACACAGGCGCGTCACCGTGGACGCGGCGTGAAGCTCGCGGCTCCACTGCGCCAGGTGCTTCGGCAGGCGCTGCTCCAACTCAGCGAGGGTCATGGCGTCACCACCATCGGGAAGCGGGCGCGGTACCAGCGGCGCCACAGCGGGTGCACGGCGAAGACGGCGCAGCCGACGAGCGCCGAGTACGAGCCCTTCGCGGCGAAGTAGGCGAACCACGCCACTTCCTTGCCGACGAAGTAGAGGGCCGCCATCCGGAAGCACTCGACGGAGGGGACGGGCCGCGCAGCCTCCGCCTCGGCCATGCGAGACGAGACGGAGGCGTGGTGAAAGCCGAGCGCCACGGCCAGCGCGCCCAGCCACTCCAGCGCGTTCGCGCGCGTGCAGAGGTTGACGGCGATGAGGACGGCGTAGACGACGGCCGCCTCCAGGTGCCAAGTGCGAAGTTTCATCGTGCAGGCTCGCGAGGCGCTGGAGTCGAAGGCCCGCCGGAGCGCCACGCTGCCAGGACCAGAAAGGCGCACGCGGCGAGCACGTGCGCGGCGAAGAGGGAGAGGCTCACCGGCGCCTCGGCGGAGAGGCGGGCTCGGGTGCGTCCTGTACCTGCTGATGCTGCGCGGGCACCTGGGCCTGGACGAACCACCGGCCGCACTCGCGCAGGCCCGCGAGGCCCAGCAGCCCGACGATGGCGCCCAACACCCACAGCGCCCCGGCCTGCCGGGAGTTGCGGTGCTCCTGCGCGTCCTGGCGCTCCTTCAGCACCGGGACGACCTTCACCGACTCCTTCATCTCGGAGACCTGCGTCGCGAGTTGCTCCACCTTCTCGCGCAACTCCGGGACGGCACGCACCGCAGGCGTGTGCTCCGTCACCCGCCGGTCCAAGTCCCCGATGCGGTCCTCGAGCCGGTGCACCTGCTCGGCCGTGGCCATGCGCTCGCCGATGCCACGCACCTCGACATGCACGCCCTCCACCACCCGGTGGAGGTCCACCGCCATCCGCTCAGCGGCCTTCAGCGCGGCCCCCGCGCGCTCGTTCGTCGCCTCCTGTTGGGCGGCGAGCCGGGCGAGGTCCTCACGGACGGTGTCAGGTGTGCGGCGGGGAGCGGGGGGCATACCGCCGCATGGTCAACGCTCGCGTGGACGGCGTCCGGCACAGCCAGTGACCACCCATAGATGGGGCACGCATGCCCCATCTATGAAATCAGGGACGGCCGTGCGACAGATCTACGTTCGGCAACACTCTGGAGACAGCGCACCAATGGAATCGTTCTGGGAGAAAGTCATCCTCCTCATGATTGACAAGCTGCTTCTGGCGGCAGCAGGAGCAGGCATTGTCTTCTACTTCTCGCGAGCATTGGAGCGCTACAGACGGGACCAGTCAGTCAGCAGTGAACTCGGGAAACTCCGAGCACAAGCCTTCGCGAAAATACTCGCCGCATTGTCGTCGAACCACATGATTCTTACCCAGGCCCTTGAGCACCGACACACCGCTCAAATTCCAGATACCGACGCACTGCTGCTGGCCCGATCAAAGGAGCAATTGGAACGACTACGCGACGTGGTCCTCGAAGGAATAGGACTAATGGACAAGCCTGTAGGGACGTTGTTTTCAAATTACGCAACAGCATTTGGCGAATTTGACCTGTCCGAAAAAGCATTACTCGAAATGACCGACGAACAAATCGAAGCAAAGCTCAAAATCATTCGCGCCATGCGAGAACAACTAGCGGCCTACATCCCTCCTATTCCAAGGGTCGACTAAGTGGTGCGGATTGGGCCACTTACGCTGTCACACCGACTGCCCTCTCTTTCCCGACGCCGAGCAGCCAGTCACGAAAGGCGGGCCAGGAGTTCTCGGTGATGAGCCCTCGCACGAAGGCGTTCGCCTGCCACTCGCGGATGAGCCCCTCGCCGCGCTGGAGTAGCCAGGGCCTCTCGCGGGCGGTCCGCTGCTCCAGCATGTACTTCTCGAACTCGGCCACCGTCTCCTCGAAGGTGGCCAGCGGGTTGTAGACGAGCCAGTCGTAGCCCTTGTCCTTCGCGTAGAAGCGCTCGTCCTGGGCCGCCATCTCGACGGTGGAGTACTTCCCCCAGTCGTCGCTGCTACCCGGGGCCGCGCCCCCGGACTCCATTTGCAGCAACTCCTGCTCGAGCGCCGTCTTCTTCACCAGCGTGGCGGAGTTCACCTCGGCGGCTGCGCGCGACAGCGCGGCCGAGGCGTCCAACTGCCCCTTGATGCGGGCGATCTCCAGCCGCAGGTCCCGCTTCCGGGCCTCGGCGGCGTTGATGGCGTAGACGTCGCTCTGCGTGAGGGCGGGCATGGCCGACTCCTAGATGGGCTGCTTGATGTTGTGGCTGAGGAGGCCCGCGGACTCGTAAGTGCGGGCCCCGTGCACGGTGAGCTTCACGACGGCGCCCTCCCCTTCCGGCGCCACGCGGCGGACCAAGCCCGGGCGCAGTCCCTCCAGCAGTTCGCCGGGACGCAATGCGCGCAGCTCCGTCCAGCCCGCGAAGCGCCGGTAGACGAGGTGGTTGGGCGTTGCCACCAGGACACGGCCGTCGGTGAGCTCCACCCGCCAGCGCGCGGCGCGGTGGATGGAGGCGGCCACCACCTCGAATACGCCCACGCGGCGCGTGTCCTCGTGCTGGGTGAGGACGCGCATACCCGGGCGAAGGGACGCCGCTGGTACCTCCCGCCTGTCCTCCAGGGCAATGGGCGTCTCGGGCGCGACGCACGTGCCGCCCGTCCCGCCGGAGCCGCCTCCCTCGCCGCCCGAGGGCCCCCCGCCGAAAGGCGAGGCAGTGGACTTCGCGAAGTTGATGCCCACCCCGGCGTTGTAGACGGGCGAGAACCACATGGAGGCGCTCACGCCGTAGACGCCGTGCACCTCACAGAGGAGCGCGACGTACTCCCCCAGGTTCTGCCCCCAGAGTCCCGCGAGGGCCGCCGGGGACTGGAAGGTGTGGCTGATGGCGACGCGGTTGAGCGCGTTGCCCTCCACGGCCGAAGCGTACTTCCGGTCCGGCAGGGGGATGTAGCGCGTGCCCCGGTACGTGGCGCTGACGCTGCTGTAGTAGTCCACCTTGAGGTAGCGGAGCGCATCCAGGTTGTCGTCGATGCTGGAGGGCTGGATGAAGAAGTGGTGCACCAGCCAGGAGTGGACGATGGGCGTCGTGTACCGGAAGTAGTCCGTGCACTGGACGTCCAGCCTGTCGATGAGCGGTGCGCCTCCGCGCACGCCCGTGTTGTTGCTGCCCCGGTAGTGGACGCGCCCCGCGGCCGACGTGCCGTCCAGCGCCTGGTTCGCCCTGAAGAAGGGCGTGTCCAGGAGGTAGCTGCCGATTTGGACGTTTCCACCGGCCGCCTTGAAGGCGGTGCCCACGTTGTCCAGCTTCGCTCCGGCCACGGGCACGCCGTTGCCGTCCTCCGCATAGTTGGACGTCTGGAGGGTGTTGGCCACCAGCAGGTCGAACGTCACCATCTTCCGCATGGAGACGGCGTCCAGGTACACGGCCTTCCCCGTGTCGGAATTGGCGGCGTTGATCTCGAAGTACAGCTGGACGCCGGTGCACCCCGCCGGGCAGGTGCCCTTCACCTTCACGCGCTGGTACGAGGTGGTGAGCGTGACGAAGGTGCTCGTGGACTGGCCGCCATAGGCACCGCTGGCATCCTCCCAGAGGAGAATCAGGTTGGCGCCAGGCTGGGCGAGCGCGGCGGAGGACTTCACCCAGGCCTCCGCGTAGAAGGAGTCCCCCGCGGTGCATTTGATGCGTCCTCCCGGGGCAGCGCTTTGGAAGCCGCCGATGAAGTTGAGCCCCGTGAATCCACCACCGCTGGGCACCACCAGCTTGCGGCACCGGCGCCCCTCCTTCGCGTTGACGGGCTCCTCCACCAACGCGTCGCCCTCGGGGGACTTCCCCTGCGCATCCGCCTCCGAGTAGCCGTTGGGCACCAGGTTGTCCGTGGGCGGCAGCAGCAGGTGGGTGAAGCTGATGGCCGCCGTCGCCACCGCGGCACTGGTGACGGAGCTGGCCGACATGTGCCTGGCGTAGACGCTGCCGGTGGGGACGTTGGAGAGGTCCGCCACGGCCATGGTGACGGTGTCCGGGTCGGCCACCACGCCACCACCGAGGACACGCCAGCTGCTCTGGCTACCGTTGGTGTAGAGGGCCTGGACGGCGCACTGAACCTCCGTCTGCAGCGTCAGCTTCAGCGGCGCCACCCACCGCCTTTCCGAGGGGCCGAACTTCCGCGGCTCCAGCAGGTAGCTGTCGGTGTTGTTGGGGTCGCTGCCCTCGTAAACCACTACCTGGAAGCCCGAGAGGAGGTGCGCGGGGAGCACCTCGTCGTGCGTCCAGCGAATGTCCAGGTAGCGCGACTTGATGAGCTGCGGAGAGCGGACGCCGTCCACCTCGCGGTCGTAGATGCCGGCCGCTTCCTCCTGCTCGCGCGAGCGCATGCCCTCCCGTTTAGGGAGGCGGCGTGGACGAAATCCCCAGCGTGAGGGTGGCCGGCACCGTGGGCACGGACACCACCAGGGCGCTCGCCGCGCCGGTGCTGTAGTTGCCCGAGGTGTCGATGGCCTTCACGTGCACCAGGTGGTTGACGCCCGGCGGCGGCAGTGCCCACTCGTAGGTGGTGGCGCGCACCTTGCCGATGAGGGTGCCTGCCTCCCAGCTGGCGCCGTAGCGCAGCTCGTAGGTGTCCCTGTCCAGGTCCGGCACCTCCGCCCAGCGCAGCGTCGCGGTGCTGCCGTTGAGGGCACAGGTGAGGCCCGTCACGTCGGAGGGCGGCGCAGCCTTGCCCACGACGGTGTAGCTGGCCGAGGCGTAGGTGGTGACGAGGCCGTTGAGGACGGCGGCCACCTGCACGGTGTACGCGCCCGGCAGGCAGTCCAGCAACTCCCAGTAGTGCGTCTGCACCGGCGTCTCCAACGTCCAGTTGCCGCCCTCGCGCTGCCAGCGCACCCGGTACTCGGTGGCGGTGGCCACCTGCGTCCACCGGGCCGTCGCCATGACTTTCACGCCGCCATTCGTCGTCTTGTACAGCGACTCGCCCACCGCAAGGCCTGCGGGTGGCGCAGACAAAGGCAGCACGGACGTAGGCAGCGGCTGCAGCTTCACTCCGTACTCCACCTCCGCGTACTTCCCCGGCTCGTGGCGCAGGGCGGTGATTTCGTAGAGGTGCGGCTCCACCTCCGCCACGTTGAGGATGCGCCAGAGGGTGGGCGTCAAGTCGGACGCGGCCAGCACCCAGACGGCCTGGGGCTGGGGCGCGGCAGAGAAGGGCGTGGCCACGGTGAGGGCGCGGTAGGGCGCCGGTGCGAGCGCGGCCAGCGGGCGCTCCTCCACGGTGCCATCCGGTAGCACTGCGGAGAGGGCGTACGTCTTCCCGGCTTCCAGGGTGACGTCCGCGTCGAACTCCACCTGGCTGGCGGTGGCAGCCACCACGCGCCCGCCCCACCGGCGTCCGGCCCGGTACGGGTCCTGGAGCTTCACCACGGCGCCGGGGTTGCGCATGGCGCCCTCGAAGCCGGTGCGGAACGTCACCGTCTCCGTCTCCAGCCTCTCGGTGAGGAGGAGCCACCGGCCCACGCGCTGCGCCTGGCCCCGGGAAGTACAGCCGAGCGCCACCACCTCGGTGGGGTTGTAGCCGTAGGTGGCGAGGCCCTCCTCGTCGGTGACGTACTCCTGCGCCGCCTTGAAGTGGTTGTCCGGGTCATTCCACGTCACCAGCGCGACGGTGTGCCGCGCGCGCTTCCCGCTGGAGGCGTAGGTGAAGAGGCCGTCCACCACGTTGGCCGGCGTGAAGAGGTACTCGGCGTCGCGCGGCGCGTCCTGGGCGACGAAGACGGCGCCGGAGGCCCAGTACGTCATGCCTCTGAAAACGGACGCGAGGTTGTTGATGACCTTGTACGCGTCCTCCTGCGTCTGGAGGTAGAGGTTGCAGCGGAAGCGCGGCTCCGTGCCGCCCTTCCCGTCCGGCACCAGCTCGTCGCAGTACTTCGCCACCGTGTAGAGGCCCCATTTGTCCACCGCGGCCTCGTTGAGGTAGCGGCCCAGGCCGTAGCGCTTCGTCGTGAGGAGGTCGTAGAAGCACCAAGCCGGGTTGTCCGTCCAGGCCACCTTCCACGTGCCGTCCCAGGTGCCCTCGTACGTCCGGGCCACGGGGCTGTAGTTGCTGGGCACGCGCACCCGCAGCCCGCGAATCCGGTAGCTGCGCGTGGGGATGTTGCTGAACTGGCTGGCCGCCACCTGCAGCGCGCACAGCGCGGTGTTGGGGAAGCTGAGCTTCTCGTCCAGCAGCGTCGCGTAGGACTTCCAGATGACCTTGTTCTGCGTCGTCACGCTGTCCGCGTCCTCGCTGACGCGCGTGACGCGGATGTCCCAGGGCGGAGAGCCCGTCAGCTCCACGCGAAAGGTGCGCTCGTAGGGGCTGGTGCACTTCCCCCGGAAGAGTTCGGCGTCCTGGAAGGACTGCACCACGTACCCGCCCCCGTTGCTCTGCACAGCGATGGAGACGAGGACGCGGGTGGGCTTCAAGTCGCCCGTCGTGGGGTCCTGGTAGGTGAGCTGGGGCACCTGGAGGGTGACGCGCACGGCGTCCACCTCCGGGTCCGACACCGTGCGCACCACCGGCGTGGCGCGCTTCACCTCGACGCCCACGGAGTGCTCCGCCTCGCCGGAGGGGAAGCCTGGGATGTACTCCTGCGACTGGGTGCCCTTCACGTCGTACACGGTGACGCCCGTGAAGTTGAAAGTGCCGTCGGGATTCTGGATGGCGACGCCGTCCAGGTAGACGGACTTCAGCCCGTCCACGAGGCCCTGAATCTCCCCCTCGCATAGCAAGTCCACCACGCGCGCCTTGGAGCTGGACTTCAGTGTGTTGGGAGACTCGACAGGGGTGCGCTGAGCGCCGCCCTCCCCTTTTCCGCCGCTGCTGCCGCCCATGTCAGTCCACCACCGTCGGGTCCGCCTTCTTCACGTTGTGGCTGAGGAGGCCGTCGGAGACGTAGGTGTGCGCGCCGGCCACGGTGAGGCGCACCACGGGCCCGTGCTCGCCCCGCGTCACCTGGCGCACCACGCCCGGCCGCGTGCCCACCAGCCGCACGCCGGCCGAGAGGTGGCGCAGCTCCATCCAGGCGTCCTCCGTCCGCACGCGGTGGTTGCCGGTGGCCTCCAGGCGCCGACCGTCCTCCAGCTCCAGCAACCACCGCACGCCTTCGGCGGGCTCCGCAGCGGTGACGAGGAAGTCTCCCCACTCCAGCGTCTCCTCGTCCTGGGTGCGCACCAGCATGCCCACCTGGACTTCGCCCGCGGGCACCTCGCGCCCGTCCGCCAGGAGAATCGGCACCCACGGCGCGGGGCACGTGCCGCCGCCCGCTGGGGTTCCGCCGGGCCCCGTCTGCCCGCTGCCACCACTGCCCCCGAAGCCGCCGTCGGACCACTCAGTGACGAAGCCGGCGGAGACGACGCAGCTGCCCACTTCCATCTCTCCGTAGCAGATGGGCACCGGGTGGCCCTGGGCGAGCGTGTTGACGGGGCCATTGAAGACGTAGCTGGGCTTGTTGGCGTCGTCCTCGTCGGGCCCGGTGGCGGTGGGCGGGGCGAAGAGGAGCTGCGAGACGCCGCCCACCACCAGGGAAATGCCCGCGGTGATGAGGGGCACGCCCGCGCCGTACCCGTAGACGGTGAGGACGGCGCCGGCGGCGATGAGCACCGCGCCCGCTACCACCTGGAACCAGCCGGACTTCGCCCCGGCCAGGGCCGGCATGAAGGTGAGGACACGCGCGCCGGTGGGCATGCCCAGGTCGTCCTCACCGACGTCCCGCTTGCCCGCGAAGACGTGGTAGCCGGGCTCGCTGTTCTCGGCCAGGTAGCGGCGGAAGCCGTCGCAGACGGCGGAGAGGGCCCGCACCGCCTCCGCAGGCGAGGGCACGGAGAGGTCCAGCTTCCACACGCGCCCGAAGCGCTTCCCCAGGGGCCCGCCCAGGACGATGGTCGTCAGCATCGGGAAGCGTGCCTCACGACGCGTTGGGTGATGCGCTCCCAGAAGCCGGAGTACGTCTCCCGGCCGGACAGGCGCCCCATGACGTGGTGCAGGAGGACGTCCCCGCCCAGGTACACGCCTGCGTGGTTGGGCACCGGGGCGCGCAGTTGCATGAGGAGGACGTCGTGCTCGCGCGGGGCTTTGCCCGTCACGTCCACGAAGCCCGCGCGGCCGAAGCCCTCCAGGTAGAGGTTGCCGCCCTTCGCCCACCAGTCGTCCGGGCGCTCGAAGTCGGGCAGCGCCAGGCCCAGGCGCTCCCAGTAGTAGTCCTGGATGAGGGAGTAGCAGTCGAGGACGCCATGGCTGAAGGTGCGGCCCACCAGCGGCGGGCGGTAGCCGTCCGGGAAGTAGAGGCGCCAGTGCCCCACCGGGACGTTGAGGATGAGCCAGGGCAGGCCCCAGCGCTCCATCATCACCCTGTCGGCCTCACTCGGTTCCGGCGCGGCGTTGGGGTGGGAGTGCACCACCGCCACCACCTCGCCCTCCCCTTCTGCCTGAGCGTAGTCCTCCGGAGCTAGGACGAAGTGCGCCTGGCCGGCGGCGAGGTTCCGGCAGGGGCGGTACCGCTGGGCGCCGTCCACCAGCACCACGAGGCCGCAGGACTCGCGGGGGTAATCGGCCTGGGCGTGGGTGAGCGCGGCGCTCAGGACGTCATCAGCCAGCGTCAGCCGGCAGGGGTCGCTCATGCAGACATCGTGGCCACGAGCGTGGACGGCATCCATCTCAGACCGGACACAGAGGGGCTGTTCGGCCTGCATTCGGAAGCACCTAAATCCGCCCAAATTGAGGCCACGGTCCTAACGGCGCTACATTCCAACAATGACCTGGCAGCAATATGAACGAGCCATTCTGGAGAAGTTCTGGCGCGAGTTTCAGCCACCTCACTTCCGCGTGGAGCCATCAGGGGGAAACAGGCATTATTATACCGGTCGCCATTCAGGTGAGCTGAGACAACTGGATGTAGCAGTCTACCGACGAGACGCGACTGCTCCGTTCTTGGTGGTTGACGCAAAGCATTGGCAGAACACTCTCGACATCAGCGACGTCGAGTCGTTCATAAGCTTCGTGGACGATGTCGGAGCCACCCAGGGCGTGCTTGTTGCGAGTTCTGGTTTCTCTGAAGCTTCACCCCGCCGAGCGGCAGGAGCACCTGTGCCGATTCATTTGGAGATCGTCACGGCGAAGGAGGCATTGGAGTTGGATTGGCTCTGGCTGGGGCGAAAGCTCTTCCCGCAGGATTGGGCCTACCACCGTCATTTGGGCCATGCACTTCGCCTTATTGAAGGCAGCGGATCCGCAGCAGCGATTTCAGATGCGGTGGAAGGGGTTCCATTTGAGGAATGGGAGGCGGCCGTCAGCTTCGCGATCAACCAACACCGCAGAGAAGCGCAGCATTTTCTCATTTGGGTAGCGACAAAGCACGACGACAGTGGATGGAGGTTCAATGCCGCCCGCCATCTCGCAGAAATCGGACTGCTTACTGAATCCATCCGAAGCCAAGTCGTCGCCCTTGAAACGGACCCAACGGCATGCGCGATACTTGATGAAATGTAGAAATCACACAGCAGCTATCCGCTGAACCGTCCAAGGTAGGCCCTTTCCATCCACCAACCGAACGGCCACCGCCGTCCGCGCCAGCCATTCACTTGCACTGGCTTGCCTCGGCAAAGAGTCCCGGGACCTCCCGGAGCGTCGCCATGCCTTTGTAGGAGGCCGAAGGGGAGAGCCCAGAAGACGGCTCCATGCGTCGTACGTCTACTCCGGGAGCTCGTACCTGAGCCATCCCCTCATATGAAACCGAGCGCTTCTTTGAAGACAGGGTGCTGATGGAGGAGTTCGGCGAAGCGCTCGACGAGAGGCCGCAATCGCTCCTCCTTCATCATGGGAATGGCTTGGTAATACATGCAGCCCTGCCGGAAGAGCGAGTAGGTGCGTGTCTTGACGGTATTGGCCTTCAAGCCCTTCTCCATCCCGAGACTCTCCCCCGCGGCGCCCAGCAGCGTCAGCAGCACCTGGGCCAGGGCGCTCACCAGCAGCAGCCTGTCTCTGCGCTCGGGACTCTTCACGCGCACCGTGGACAGTCCCATCCCGAATCTCAAGTCCTTGACGTCCCGGAACGTCTCCTCGCACGAGAAACGCCGGGCGTAGAGGTCCACCACCTGGCGCGCGCTGGCGGCTCCCAGGCTGGTGGCCAGACACCACGGCTCCTTCATGCCCTTCTGGCGCACCAGCACCACCGCGGGCACCGGCGTGCGGTCCGCCGTCACGTGCACGTCCGTCAGCTTCTTGGCGTGCCCGCTGGTGGGAATCCACCTGGCCGCGGGACACCCGGTGCCGCCGGCCACCTCCACCCGCACGTCCTTGCGAAAGCGCACCACGTACTCGAAGCCCGCCTGGGCCAAAAGGGCGTACAACCGCTGGTCCGCGAAGCCCCGGTCCGCCAGCACCGTCACCTTCACCCCTTCGGGCACGCACTCCTTGAGCCGCAGCAGCAGCTCATCCTCCGCCTGGGCGCGGTTGCCCGCCAGCGCGCTCTTCTGCAGCGTCAGCCACAGCAGGGGCGTGGTGCGTCCATGCGAGGTGACGAGGCTGGCCACCAGGGTGGTGTGGTCATCGGCCTCGAAGTCCGTCCAGTCCAGCGCCACCAGCGCTTCGGTGCGCTCGGCCAGCACGTACGGCACCCACGAGGCCGCCAGCTTCCACACGTCCACCGCCTCGTTGGACAGCAGTCGGTCCACCTGCTTGATGCCGTGCTTCTCACGCCGCCTCGCGCCCACGCCAGCGCCTGGCCAATGGCGTGCACCGACAGCGACGCGGCGTGCACCACCCCCAACGTCGCGTGCGCCAGCGACAGCACCCTCTTGGCGTGCAGGTCCTCCTCGAACAAGCTCTCCAGGAACCTCAGCACCTGCTCTTCGTTGATGGCCACCTTGCGTCCCAGCATGGCCTCTCTTCCTGCTCCCCACCACTCCGCCTCGCACGGGCCTGGCAGGCAGGCGGCTGGCGATCAGCTTGCCGAAATGAGGGGATCTCTCAGAGCTCGTACAGCAGGGTGTCGAGCAGTGCGATCCGACATCTCCAGACCCGCGCCTCAACCGGCACCAGTGGACGTGAAGCGGCAAACCAGGGAAAGGACCAAAGGGTGTCGAGGAACTTGACGTAGGTGGTCGCGCTGGTCGGGACAGTTCCGAAGACCTGCCAGAGACGCCTTCGGTTGGCGTTGTTGACCGAGAGGAAGACGTCCGGCCGTTTCATGGCGAGAAGGCGGGTGGCAGCTCCCAACCCAACACCCCTCAGAGCAAGAACTCCGTCGAGGTAGGCCTCAACCACGTCGTGCGACACACGCCCCCTGACTGGAACAGCATCCAAGAAGCGCCCCAACTGCTTGGGAGAGTCGGTGGTGAGCTGCTTGAAGTAGCCCGCCCCTTGCATTCGCCCAAAGTAGCCGGTGGTGTCCCGCCCCCATCCAGCCACCAGCTTGCGCTCATCTTCTGGCATTGAAGCGAACGCTGGCCAACGATGGAACGCTTCCCGACAGGCTTCGGCCTCCCCTAGATAAGAGCCGTCCGGGTGATCGAAAACGCGAATCTCAAAACCGTTAGCCAGAGCCCGCCTCTCCTGACGAGCGATGAGGGCATAATATCCCGCCCAGTCGCAACTTAGGTCTCCCAGGCACACTGCGGCGTTAGCAGGCAAAGGCTGGGGCGCCTTCTTTATTGGAGGCTTAGGCCTGCTTTCATACAATTCATGATATGCGGCCAACCATGCCGCGCTTGGCGTGAATGCACGCGGGTCGTGCCAAGCTGCATCCACAAACGAAAGCAGGGTGCCCGCAGCATTGCACTGAGCATCTCCCTCAAAAAGGACGTTCAGTTCCGTGTTCCCATGAAAGCCTCCCCGGGTGAAGTTCGAAGATCCCCAGAGAGCACGCACCTGCCCTCCGCGTCGTCCGACAAGCAACTTCGGATGGAAGACACCAGAGGTGTCCTCAATGACACGAAGGACTTTAGCATTGCCAAGTTCGACCAGAACCTGGGGCTCGGTCTGAGCGAAGTGGATCCCGATAACGGCCCGGCGGACACGCTCAAGGGGTAGGCACTTCCAATGCTCTGCTGTTCCTCCAGCCGAGCTAGCCCACGCGTAAACCAAGTCAATATCCGAGGCCCAAGCCACAAGCCTGCGAAGCGCATCCATCGTATCTGCTGTAGATGCCAAGACCGTGAAATTCTCTGCCATACAATTGGCCTCCAGGCCAAAGAGCGTCGCAGAAAATGAGACATCCAACCCAGATGCCCCACCGCGTCTACCGCCGTTGCGTCACCAATGCCGACCAAATGACCATTATGCTGTTGGGAAAAATAGCAGTGCTCCCAGAGCCCCAGAACTGTGTGGACATGACTTTGGCGGCTCACACCATAGGTCATATTATCCAGAGAGGTACCGGTCTACTTCAACGACCGACCAGTAGACTTCCGCGAAGAAGAAGTCGCTCTCAGATGACCTCAAACGCAGGTTCTGCGTTCTCTGTGACACGAGTCGCCAGCACGCTTTTCCGCCGCAAGGGGTCCGCCTTCGACCGGTCCTTCGCGCTCTTCTGGACGAGGTCGGCGCGGTGAATCACCTCGCTCGCCTGAGCCTTCACATCCTTCACGGCCACGAGGCCACACGAGGATGACAGGTGACGAGGTTCCCCTTTCACTTTGACCGTTTCCCCTGAGAGCGATGCCAGCGCTGCACCCATGCGCCTCTGAGCCTGTTCCAGTGGCGTTGCTGGCATAACAACGACGACCTCGTCACCGCCCTTCCGGTAGGCGTCCCCAACATCGGACACGGCCTTCTCGATGGCATGGAAGAAGGCCTTGATGGCTTCGTCCCCCGTTGCATGGTCGCCGTCTTCGTTGAACGCCTTGAGCCCGTTCATGTCGAGGTAGGCCACCGACACCGGCGACTCCTCCTGGATGTTCATGATGGCAATCGCCAAGTCGCGCTCCGCATGGCGACCGTCATAAAGGATTCCAAACGGTTCATGCAGACGAGTGGAACGAAGCTGGTCCTGCAGCTCCGCCAACCGGAGACGGCCCAAGTGCCCCAGTTCCAACTCTACACTCTGGCCATCTAGGAGCCTTGAGACAAACTCCGCGCGACCGAGTCGCTCCCTCCGCTCAAGTTCCTCTGCAACCGCGTCGAGGCCGCCACTGCCTGGCACGTAAAGGCTCTTCCTGATGTCGGGGCCATTGATCATCCCCCTAAAGAAGAGGGAGAGGACCATCTGTACTTCCTTTGCAGCCTCGAATGATCCCCCTCCCCCTCTCGGGAATTGCCTACTGACCCACCGAGTCTGCTCGAACCGGGCAAGAAATTGTAATTCCAGGAAGCGAGCATCATTTTTGTACTCTGCCATGCCGAATGAATCCCCAGTTCACCAAGGCGGGCAACGGCCCGTCTTGATGAACAACAATAGAAGAAGTTGGCAGGGCGACAAGCTCGCAACGAGCCGCCAGCCGGGTCTGAATCCACCCGGAAGGAGTCGGAGTTCAGCGGATGAGTCCCACTGCCGGGAACCCTCCGTACGGCAGGACGGCAGCGACTCCGAAGCGCAGCTTGCAACTGGCGAGGCGCTTCCCGCACCGGTCCTCTATGGCGCTGGACGTAGGCGTGTCGTTCACCTTCGCCACTGGCGGCCCCGCGTAGCCGCAGCCCTCGCCGCGGTACTCCCAGGGGCACAGCTGCGTGATGATGCGCAAGGGGATGCGGACGCCATCCAGGTCGCACTTCGCAGCCAGGCTGAACTCGATGACGTGCTTGTTCTCCACCGTCTTCTGGTCCACCACGAACTCGTCGTCCGGGAAGGCGTCCAGCGGCGAGGCGGTGGGGTTGATGCCTCCGGGGAAGTTCACCGCATCCAGGTAGCGGACGAAGGTGCGCTTCCGCAGGACGCGCGCGCCCAGCAGATCGTTCAGGTCCCTCGCCATGGCGCCGATGGTGCCGGCGACGTTGGCGAGCGTCAGGGTGGGCCGGGGTAGCCGCCCCATGCCGGACTTGTCGAAGCCCTTCACCTGGATAGCCCAGGGCTCGTACGCCATGCCCTGCCAGACGACGGGCCCGCGGAGGCCGTTGGTGCCCGCGTGGAAGTGGCTGACGCCCCCGCCAGGCAGGTTGGTGGCGTCCAGGACGAAGAGCTCCACGAGGGCCCCTGCGTCCAGCCTTTGGATGTCGCTGGCGATGCTCACCCTGCCTCCTCCTGGAACGTCGCGGTGAAGTCGTAGGCGTTGAAGCCCTTCGCGGTGCGGTGCCACTCCTCGCACACGACGTGCGCCGCCAGCTCGCCCGCGCCGGTGAAGGTGAGCGCGGCCCCGGTGGCTGGCGCCACAGCGAAGGTGACGAGCCCCGAGGCGGAGAGCACGTAGGCGGTCCCCGCCACCTGGGCGACGCCCGCGACGTAGATGGTCGGCGGCGCCGTCCAGTTCGTGGCCGGCACCAGCAGCTCCGGCGTCTCCGGGGACAGCGGTCGCCGCAGGAGCCACTGCGTCCGGGCCCCGTCCCCCGCCCCGAAGGGCTGCACGGCGACGGACCAGGCCGTGTCCGGGGTGACGAACTCGAAGGGCTCGACGCCCGCGCGTGCGCGCAGGAAGGCCTCCAGGGCGTCCGCGTTTAACTTCGCGAGGTTAGAGAACTGGAGGGCCCAGCGCCGCAGGACGGGGTTGAGGCCGTCCCCTGAGCGCTGCGAATAGCCGTCGCCGAACTGCGCCCTGCGCACGCGCGGCGCCGCGTCCGCCTGGGCGCCATAGTCGGGGGTGAAGGGGAAGCGCTCCATGCCTACCGCCTCCCGCCGAGATCCAGCCTGCTCATCCAAGCCATCTTCGGCGGAGGCGTGGACGACGGCCCCAGAGCGGCACTTCTGCCTGGCACCAGTTGGATACCAGGGTTTGTCCGCGCTTTATGTGGCGAGCCCCTGCGATGAGAGTGCGCCTGTCGTAGGTGTTCACCGCGCCCCGCCCTGGTTCGGAGCTGACCCGGGCCAGCGAGCGTAGACAACGAGGCGGGCCACTCCGGCCCGATCGTCGAAAGCTGGTATGAGAGTTGATGGCTGGCTATCGACCAGCATGTCCATTCACTGGAGCATTTGAATGCCTTCGAAGCACTTCCTGACTGCTTGCTCAGTTCTCACGCTCTTGGTCGCACTCCCCACGACTCCGGCACTGGCTGAGCCGTGGTATGGGGATTCCCCCGATCTGGCCTTGCGGAGCTGCCAGCATCTCTATGCCATGGGCGTCCGGCGCTCAGGCGTCTACTTTCTCAAGCCCGATGGCACGCAGGCCCTCACTACGTACTGCGACATGGAGACGCAAGGGGGAGGGTGGGCGATGGTCTACAACAGCGTGCTCGGCACCAACACAACCGACTTCTGGAACATCCCCTATGCGGAGCGCCTGGGCCGCCGCGGCCGACCCAGCTTGGATTCCAACTTCTATGAGGGCAGCCTCTATCTCTACCGCAAGACAGAGTTCACAGATGCTGTCAGGTATATGGATGTCGTCGAGGATCTTCGAGGCAAGACTGCCATCCTTTTCACGGCCCGGACTGATGGGTTCAATTCCAGCACGATGAGGTTCCATGGGCCCCAGCAACTTGGTGGTAGTCTTGCTGTCTACGACAGGCAGTTTTCTTCGGGATGGGCGTCTCCGGATTACGATGGCGATGCTACTTCTCTGGCGCAGTGTTCGCTCAATTACGCGAATGTCACGCAGCATTACTCTGGCTGCTGGGCATATAATCTCGGTGCCGATGCCGAAGCCCCAATTGAGGATGGCAGGGTTGGACCTCATTTGAATAGCTCCGTGGCGGTTGAACTCGGGCTTGTAACCGACGGCACGCAGCACACGCGTGTCCGCCGCATTACGCGCTTCGTGAGGTGGTAGTGCCAACGTAGGGCTCTCGTCAGACGGACGGAGCCCGGCTGTACGCGGCGGGCCACGCTGGTGGCGGATGCGCGGGCGGGCGCGAAGCTGCTCTTCCGCGCGTCGCTGCTGGCCGCGGGCACGAGCCGCGAGGAGGCCTTCCTCGCCGAGGCGCTGGAGCGCGACGCGACCTTCGCGCCCGCGCGAATCCGCCGGGGCGAGCTGCGGCTGACCACGGATGCCCGCGCCGCGCTGGAGGACTTTGAGGCGGTGCTGGCCCTGTCGCCCGCGGACGTGGATGCGCCGCGAGGCGGAGCGCGTGGCCCTTACGCGCAAGGCCGCCACCGCCGTCGTGCGCGCAAGCCGCACGGACGCCGCCCGGCGGCTGCTCGCGGAGTTCTGCGCGCGCACGCCGGAGGATCTGGACGCGCGGCTGGAACTGGCCGGGCTGCACCGCAGGTAGCCGTCGCCGCGGGGCTGTCGCGGGTGCTGAGCGACGTGCCGGTGCGGACCGGCTACCTGGAGGCCCAGGTGGGCGCGTCCTCCCTCACGGGCGCATACGCGCGCCTGGAGGGCGGGGCGCGGCTCCGGCAGAACCTGGGCATCTTCGGCTTTGCGGAGGGCAACGCCCGCGAGCGGATGGCTGGCATGGGCATCCGGTACACGTTCGGCTCGCAGTACAGCAGCCCGCTCCGAAGCATTGGGGCGAGCTGCTGCCCTCACCAAGCAAGCAGTGTCCTCGCAGAAAATCACCAAGAACAAACTGCGAGAATTTGGCACCTAGTGAGTTTCTGGCCCAGCCACGACAGCGCCTGAACTCTTGCGGCCAGCATGGATAATATAGTTCAACGCCATATTGGCAGGCCGGGTCTCAGTATCGCCCCCCCCGACCCCGTGACCATGGCCCCCGCCGGAAATACCGTGCCCACGGTCCAAACGCGGCTCTCCGGGAGTATTGTCGGCACTATGCAGCGTCTGTACCCCATCCGACTCCAAAACAATGCCGCCATGCGAGTGAGAGCCATCGCCAGTCACTTTGAACGGCACCTTAGGCATGGCTGTCGCATAACCCTGAACCGATCCGAGCTGCCGGTTCGCGCCATCCACATCGCGATTTTCCCCATCTCCACTTCCATTCAACCCTCGCACAAAACGCCCACGCAGATCAGGCACACGGAAGTGCTCAAACTTAGCCCCATAGACGTCTTGAATAACGACGGCGAGCTCCGGATATGCCTTTGCACTGTAGAACCCCCCATCACACAGTAGCCAACCATCAGGGGGCGTCGTCCCGGCAAACGCCACGACAGATCCAATCGGAATTGGCGCTGCCTCTCTCTTAACCGGCGGAGCAAGCGCAGGAAAATGATACACAATCTGCCCTTCCTCCGAATCAACCGTAAGCGTTGCGCTCTGCGCGACGCGGAATCCACCCTCAAGCCCCATCTTGCGAGAGCAGACCATATTAACTGCTCTATTCGTAATGGTCCCCCCACGCAGAGCCATTTCTGCCAGAGATCCAGTGCAAGAAAATGCCCCCGCAGGACTCATCTGAAGTCGTTCGAGTCGCACAGAGGAGCCTTGGCTTCCATGACTAAGTGACATGGCAAACGCACCATAGTCTGGGCGCATCGAGTAGCGAACCTGAAGTCCTCGAACTCCAAGCGCCATGCACTGATTAAATGCATCCCACGCCTTGGGATTGATACGTTTGATATTTACCTGCAACTCACTCTTGACGTTCACAAGCTCAGAGTCTTCTCGCGTAAACAGCTTGGCCGTAGCTTCAGCTTCTTCTTTCGAGTAATGGCCGCCCAGCGAGAATGGTCCAAAGCCGACTCCCCCTCCTCCCCCGGCAGCCGCGCTTTGCGAACGACTCTCGCTCTCAAGGATCGCAGCCCGAACGTCCGAGAGCTGAAGCGACGAATTCTTTTCGCTGTAATAGTCGTAGACCCCCTGTCGCAGTATCTCCACACAATAGCTCTGCTCTGCATGAGCCGAACTCGCCATTGTCGTCACAGCGACCATGAGCGCAACACAGTTCACTTGGAGTCGCGTCCGAATCATTGGCGCCCCTCATTATCACTAGAGTGATTCACTTTTTGGGAGCCTTCGCCAGACCAAGCGCTCCGAGTCGACCCGTCCCACTCGCCCCCCGAATCCTCGCCAGCCCAAACCTTGTTTTTGACGCATCCAGCAAGCAAAAGAGCAAGCGCACTCATCAGAATCCACTCCCGACGAAATCGTCGCATTTTGCCTTTCCGAATCAGTACTTCGAGGGGCTCTCGATAAAGATCATCGCCACCGCGACATGGACGTACTGCATCGAAAACTATATCCAGCACAGAGGAGGACATGAGGAGTGCCCTTGAGGGCTGGGTGTTCATGACCCCTGGAGGCAGCCTTTACCCGTCGAGAGAGTAGGCCAATCAGCCACATAGGGTGGTTAGCATCAGCCTACCTCCCCCGGACGAACGTGTACGTCATCCCGCCTGGAGCCATCTCCTCTCGCATCACCTTGCGCACGGCGTCGGCGAGGCGTCGGCCGAGGCGCTCGGCCTCCGCGCGCCCGCCCTCCCCTGACGCGCTCACCTGGGAGGAGCCGTCCGCGTTGACGGTGATGTAGAGGGTCTGGCTCACGTCCCCTCCCCCGAGCGCCTCGTTGGGGACGATGCGGCCAGAGCTGGAGGGGATGAAGAGCTCCGGCCCGAGCTCGCCTACCAGGTGCGCTTGGGACGCGCGGACGGACCCACCGGACGCGTGCGCACCGCCCAGCATGAATCCGTAGGTGCTGCTCATGTCCGCGCCGCCCACCAGGGTGGAGCCGCTGCCGGACGACACCGTGCCGCTGAGGGCGTCCATGCCCAGGTTGACGAGGGCCATGAAGGCCTTCTGCGCCGCGAGCCGCGCCAGGTCCTTCAGGATGCCGTCCACCAGCGACGAGAACTCCAGCCGGCCCGTGGTGACGAAGTTCGCGAAGGCGTCCGCCATGTGCTGCGTGGCCGTGCCGACAATCTCCTTCGTGTAGCTGAAGCCACCGTGCAGCTGGTCCTGGAGGCGCTCCACCTCCTGCCGGTACTGCTCCGCGGTGATGCGCCCCTCGGCGAAGAGCTGCTTCACCATCTCCAGCCGCTTCTGCAGCTCCGCCGTGGGGTTGAGCTGCTTGGCGAGCTGGTCCATTTCCGTCTTCAGCGCTGCCTCGGCCTTCCCTTCCGGCGTCCACATCGCCCGGGCCTTCTTCATGGCCGCTTCGAACTCCGCGGCCTTGAGGCGTCCCGCCTCCAGCTCCTCGCGGAGGACCTTCTGGGCCTGGCTGTACTTCTCCGTGTCCTGGTTGCCCAGCTCGCGGTTGAGGCTCTGGAGCACGCGCGCCCTTTCCTCCTCCGCCTTCTTCACCCGTTCCGTCTCCTCCTTCTGCTTCCGGATGGCCTCCAGCTGAGCGATGGCCGCGTCCGCCCGCGCCCTCATCTTCGGATCCGTCATCGAGCGGTACTCGTCGGAGAGCTGCTTCGCCTCGTCCTTCGTCTTGCCGAGGGTGCGCGCCTCCTCCTCCAGGTTCATCAGCCACTGTTCTTGGCGCTTCAGCAGCTTCTCCCGGGCCTTCTCCTCCTGCTCAGCCTCCTTGAGCGAGGTCTTCGTGTTGGCGGAGTTCTCCTTCGCGGCGGCCGCACCTGCTCTCGCTTCCTCCGACCGTGCCTCCTTCAATCTCTGAAGGCCCTTTTCGATGTCCGCGACGCGTTGCTGCTGGGCCGCAAGGTCCTTCTCAAGAGGGACCAGCTTCTCCTCGATCTGCGGCGCGAACCTGGGGTCTTTTCGGGCACGGGTGAAGTCCTTGGTGTCGGCGAGTCCCCACCGGTAATTCACCGTCATGATCAAGTTCTGCTTTTTCTTCACCTCGTCAGCAAGGCGCGACACCTCGGCTCTGGCATTGGCAAGGTCCTCGCGCGTCAGCTTTTCGTAGACGGCGGACAGCTTGCCGACGCTGTCCACCTCTTCGGTGAGGAGATCCTGATACCGCCCGCCCAACGTCGCCATCTCGGCCTTCGCGATGTTGAGCGCGGTCGCTGCCCGGGCTTGGTCCTGAAGGGCCCGGGTTTCCTTCAGCAGCTCAACGATGATTTGGCTTCCTCGGCTCGCGTTCGACCCGGACTCCTGTGCGAACTGGCGCGTCTTCTCGCGAGCTTCGTCAGCCGCCCGTCCAAGTTCATGAAAGGCCGCCACTGCAAGAGTGAGCGCTCCCGTGATGATTCCGATGGGCCCACCCATGAAATCCAACGCCGCCTTGCCGGCCCGCGCGGCCACGGATGCCCCCTCGATGGCTGCCGCTTCCTTTACCTTCGCCAAGGCCAGCTCCGTGGACGCCAGCGTCGCCTTCTTCGTCGCCGACATCAGGCCGCCCTCAACAGCCGCCGAGGCCTGCAGCGCCGCGTACTTCTTCTCCAACATTGCCTGGGCAGAGCGCAGCGCGGCGATGCGGCTTTCGTCAGCGGACCGGGTGTACTTCGCCTCGGCAAGCGCCGCGTTCGTCGCCGACTCACGCGCCTGGTTGAGCGCTGTGGCCTTCGACACCAGCCCCTTCACCCACTCCTGAGCCCACGCCGCGCCCCGCATTGCGGCCACCACGACCAGTGCCTCCCCAAAGAGCTTCACCGCGTAGGTCGCCGTGTCGAAGTTCTCCGTCAGCGCGCGGATGCCCGGCTCCGCGGCTGAAAGAATGTCGCTACCCACCTCGCCCTGGAGTTCTGAGAAACGCGCCCGGAGCTGGTCCAGGGCGAACTGCGGCGTCGAGGCCATCTTCTGGAAGGCCGCCTCGGTGCGTCCGGCGGAGTCCTGCATGTGCTTCAGCGAAGCCGCGAAGTCTGCGGACGCGGTACCAGTGAGCGTCATCACCGGCAGCAGCGCTTCTACCCCGCCGAAGAGCATGGCCATCTCCTCGGCGCTGCCGTGGGTCTTCTGGTTCACCTCCTCCAGGAAGCCCGCCAGTCCGCGGGCCTTGAGGGCGGTGACGGAGAACTCCAAGCCGAGGGCGTTCGCGAGCTTCGATGCCTCCTGGGACGGCTTCGCGACGGCTGCAATGATGGCGCGCAGTCCCTCCATGGAGGTGGACGTCTGGATGTTGTTCTTCGTCAGCGCGCCTGTGGCCGCGAGCAGCTCCGCGAGGCTGACTCCCGTTTGGGAGGCGATAGGGGCCACCCGACCGATGAAGCGCGAGAGGTCCTCGATGCTCGTCTTCCCGTCCGCCGCGGAGACGAACATCATGTCCGCCGCCTGGGTGACGTTGCGCAGCTGGCTCCCGTAGCTGGCCATGACGCCCGTCAGGCCGTCCGCTGCCGTCCTCACGTCCGTCACGCCGCCGATGGCCAGCTTGTTGGACACGGTGAGCAACTCCGTGGCCTTCGCCGCGTCGCTCGCACCCGCGCTGAGGATTTCGTAGAGCGCCCCGGCCTGGTCCGTGGGCGTCCGGCCGAACTGGTTTCCCAGCTCCTTCACCTTCGCGGTGAGCGAGTCCATCATCCCGAGTTGGTCCTGCTCAAGCACCGTGGACACCTGGGCCATGGCCGTCGAGAAGCGCAGCGCCTCCTCGGTGGCGCTCTTGATGGCAGCCCCCGCCGCCGCGACGCCAAGGAACTGGCCCGCCAGGCTCTTCATCCCGTCCGCGAACTTGCTCACCGGAGGCTCGGCCTTCGCGGCCTCCTCCCGCACCTTGCGGAGGGCGTCCGCTACGCCTTCCTTCTGCTTCCCCATCTCGTCGAAGCGCTTGTTGAGGGACTCCACGTGCGTCAAGAAGCGCGACAGCGCGGACGTGTCCGCGAGCGCTGCCTGGAGCTTCCCAGCCGCCCCTCCGAGGGACATGAGCTGGGCCTCCAGTGCCCCCGTCGCCGTCGCGGTCGCAGTAAAGGCCGTCTGAATCTTCGCGGCCGACTGCTCCAGTACCGAGAGGTGCGAGGTAGCGGACCGGATGTCGGCCAGGGCCTTCGTCGTGTTGCCCAGGCTCCGCGTCGCCTGGGCGAATGCCTTGCTGAGGGCCTCGGTCGCCGTCTCCAAGCCCGTCGTCTTCCGCTCCGTCTTCTCGGCAGCCGCTTCCACGCCACCCAGCGTCGTGACGGCCTCCTTCGCGTCGGAAGTGTCGATGCGGATGCTCAGCTCAGCCAGGTCGAAGCCGCCGGACATGATGATCCTTGGTTGCTGCAGGGGAAGTTGGGAATGACAGGGTCACGCGGGGCACCCTGGCGGACTTGCCCAGTGGCGACGAGCGATGGCTTGTGGTCGGCTTCCGACCATGCGCGCACACCTCGTCCTCATGGGCCTGCTGTCCCTCTCCGCATGCGACCGGCGGGAGAAGGAGATGGAGCAGGCGCGGATCGCCAGCGTCCAACGCGAGAATGAGAAGTACGGAGGCGACGACCTGAGCTGGGAAGCTACAGGCGAGCGCCACACCACGTTTCTGCTTGTGCGGAACTACGGCACGCAAGACCCAGCGCAGATCCGCGAGGCGATGCTGAAGGGCCTCCCAGGCCTTGATGCGGGTAAGGAGGAGATGGAGCGAGACGGGTTTACCCACATCGGCCTTCGAGACCGCGACACTGGCATCGTGATGACCAAGCCGGTGGCGGAGCTTCGCGGCGCAGCAGCTGCGGTCGTAGAAGCCGGCGGTGCACCAGGGCCAGCCGAAGCTGGCGCCCCCGTTCCTTCGTGGGCGACGAAGCCTCCTGCCACCTTCAAGGACGCGAAACAGGCATCCTGCGCCGAGAAGGGCGCGCAGGCCTGCTGCTCGTATATCAGCAGCAAGTGCGTCTACCTTCTCTGCAGAGACACGTCGTTCAAGGCGTGGGGTGAGCAGCACACCAGTTGTAAGTGAATTGGTCTCCACGCGCATCCCGCGGCTGGGCTTCACTTCTTCGAGACTTCGACCAGGAACGCTTCATCCAGCCGTCGGAGCAACTGCACCTCGAAGGGCGTGGGCCTGTTGCCGGAGAGGCGCCCCCAGGACTCCATGTCCGGGAAGGAGATGGGGTTGAGGGTGAAGGCGCCGGCGCCGCGGGCGTTGGACAGATCCGCGAACCACCCCCAGACGTGGGCGAGGGCGTCAGGCAGCGGGGGCGCCTCCAGCAGCTCCGGCGGCGGCTTCCCGGTGGCGCGCTCCACCTGCTCCAGGTGGGCGCGGACGGAGACGCCCTCCGCATCGGTGCGGCTCAGGCGGAATTCGTGGCGGGCGAAGACGAGGAGTCGCTCGCCCTCTCCTCGAAAAAACTCGCGCGGTCCTGCACCGCCTCGTCCACCTGGCGGCGCAGCCAGGGATGGGCGGTGAAGAGGCGCCGGGCGTTGTCCGGCGTGAGAGGCACCGCCGCACCGCCCTCCATGACGCCCGTCCAGGAGGCGGTGCAGGCCACCAGCAGCTCCAGCGCGTCGGCCTCCATGTCCCGGGGCGGCTCCTGCCGAGCGCGGCGGCCGGCGCGCGGCGCGCTGGCGGTGACCTTCTCGATAATGGCGCGCGTGGCCTCGCGGTAGCGGGGCGAGTCCGCACTGGCCACCTCCACCTGCATGCCGGTCGGCTGGCCGGTGATGGGATGGAGGATGTCCACGGCGAGGGTGTCGTGGCGGATGAGGCTGGAGAGGTCGAAGCCGGAGGTGGCGGGGGCGGTGCTCATGCGGGACTCCTGGTGGTGAGGGGAGGAAGGGCTGCGCAGGCCGCGGGCTACGCGTTGCTGCGCTGGTAGAGGATGGAGGCGCCGGACGCGGAGTCGAGCAGCGCCGTGAAGGGCATGGACACCTGGACGGGGCCTTCCTTCGGGTTGTCGAGCTCGCCGCCCGTGTACTTGAGGCGGGGAACCCGGAGGGTGTGGAAGTCCGTCCCGTTGACGTCCTGGAGCACCACCTCCAGCGAGGACTCAGCCTCGTCCAAGAACTTCGCCAGCAAGTCCTGCCCCATGAAGTAGGCGCTGAGGGTGCCGGAGACGCCGAAGCCGCCCTCGTGAATCTCCGTGGCGGAGCGCTGGCCGATGACGCCCTTCGTGGAGCGTCCGTTGGTGATGTCCAGGTCCAGGGACGTGACGTTGGCCACCAGCTGCCCGCCCTCGCGCAGGCTGCCGGTGAAGGCGTCGAAGGGGCTGTTGGTGCCCGGGGGCGTGACGGTGGCCGCGTGCGACGCCGTGGCCATCTGCATGTCCTTGCCCAGCAACGCGAAGGTGCCGGTGATGATCTCCTCGGGCTTGATGGAGAGCTTCAGCGAGTCCACCGCGCAGCCGCGGTAGAGGGCGTACTGGTTGATGTCCGTGAAGGCGCGCTCGAAGGAGAACGTCTTCAGGACGGTGCCGGACTTCAGCAGGCGGCCCACCAGCGCCACGGTGCGCCCGGCGGCGGCCGCGTCGTCCTCCAGCTCCAGGTCCACGGTGAGGGCCAGCGCGGTGACGGCCTCGACGCGCGCGCGGCCGTTGTTGCCCGCTTCCGCGAAGCCGGACACCAGCACCTGGTCCCCAGGCAGGAAGCCATCCGCGAGGAAGCTGCCGGCGGTGCGCATGAAGGCGCCGGTGGCCGCGTCGGCGGAGAGGGAGACGCTGCCGGTGGTGGCCGAAGCCCAGGTGCCGCTGAGGGCGGCCTCCAAGAGGTCATCGAAGGTGCCGAGGGAGAGCTCGACGCCGATGTCCCCGCCGACGCTCACCATGCCGTGGCGCAAGTCGGAGAGGTGCCTGTCGGCGCGAATCTCGTTGGACTGGTAGTTGGCCTTCGAGAGGTTGAGGCCGGTGCTGGTGAAGCGCAGGGCCTTGTAGGTGGTGCTGGCCGCGACGCCGAAGCTGGCCTCGGAGGTGAAGCGCAGCGCGGTGCGCTGGCCGGAAGCGGAAGGCATGGGTTTCTCCTGTCGCGCGAGGCGACGGTGCTACGCGTGGACGAGCCAGAAGACGGAAACGGGACGCATCCACCAGGGCTCCTCGCGGAGGCCGGGCCCGGCGGAGGCGGACAGGATGCGGACGACGGTGGTGCCCGCCTGCAGCGAGGTGCCGCGCGCGAAGCCGTCGCACACGGCCTGGGCGGCGGTGTTGGCGGTCCCGGCGCCCTCGCCCAGGGGGAAGAAGAGGGACACCTGGAAGACGCCCGGGTGGCGCGTCTGCGCGTCCAGGCCCAGGCCGGCAGCGGCCGTGCGCGCGGGCAGATGGTCCACCCGCGCCCAGGGCGTGCCCTCCTTCGGGGCGTAGACAACGTTGGGGAAGGCGATGTTGTCCGCCCCCACCACGGGCGCCAGCACCGCCGTGGCGTGCGCCTCCAGTGCCCGGGGGATGTCCAGGAGGACGGCACTCACTTCGCCGCCTCCTCGAGGATTTCATTCACCTGGGCCAGGGTGGTGCGCACCATCCCCTTCGGGGCCTGCTGGCTCCAGCCGAACTCCAGCCGGCGGGCGTAGGGGAGGTTGTTGGTGATGTAGACGGTCTCGCCCAGTTCCACCCCCTCCAGCTTCGCGCCCTCGCGGGAGACGACGGCGCTGCCGTCCTTGTCCTCCGCGTCCACGGTGCCTGCGGGCCTGTCGCCCAGCCCCACCTGCCAGTTGCCCCGGAAGCGGCCAGTGTCCACCGGGGAGGCGGTGACAACGTTGGCCAGGATGCCCAGCGCCGTCTTGCGCACCACCTCGTTGGCGCGGGCCTCAGTGGCCTTCACGAAGGCCTGCACCTGCGTCGAGAAGCGGGCGCCCTTGCGGATGCGCCTGTCCACCTTCGTCATGCGGACACCCGGAGGTTGAAGAGGATGGGGGTGCCGCCCAGCTGCGTCGGCGGGTCGGTCCGCAGCACGCGCCAGGTGCGGCCCTCCAGTGGCCCCACGGTGTCGCCCGGCGCCGGCACCACCGGCAGGCCGCCGGCCGCGACGAGTACCTTCCGCCGGTCCGCGCGCGTGGTGCCGCCGTCGGTGAGGCTGTCGCCCTCCTTGTCTTGGCCGCTGTCCGCCTGCACCAGCACCTGGACGGGGTACGCCGCGGTGGACGCCACCACCTTCGCCGTGGCCACGTCGTACGTGCCCGGCCCGGCCCGCGTGAGGGTGGCCTGCTGGCCGTAGCGCTTCACCAGCGCCAGCGACTTGGCGGCGAGCCTGTCCGCCTGGGCGCTCATCCGCGCACCGTGGTGTGGACGCGGATGCCGCTGGGGCTGCCCTGGATGAGGGGCCCCAGCAGCGCCAGCACCTGGGAGGGGATGGGCCGGTGCGTCTCCTTCGACGTCTTCAGCGGGCCCACCTGCACGCCCTCGTCCACCACAGGACCGAGGCCAGCCGTCCAGTCCTCGCCCAGCAGTCGGAAGGCGAACTCCGCCACCGCGGACTTCACCCGCCGGGGGACGGCGTCGGCCGCCAGCGGGCACCCGTCCAGCACCACGCCCCGGCGCGGCCAGGCCAGGGCCTGCTCCGCGTCAGCGCGCGCGCCCAGCCACTCGCAGCGGGAGTCCAGGACAGACGTCGCCCACTTCAGATGCCGCTCCTTTGTCTCGGTGTCGGCGGCGGCCCAGGCGTCGTTGTGGCCGCGCGCCGCGTGGTAGGCGTCCGCCTCCACGACGTCGCAGTAGGAGTCGGCGAGCGGGCCGCCGGGAGTGCTGTCGAGTGACATGGGCAGGTCCTCGTGCGCGGACTACTTCGCCGCCTTGCCGGCCTTGGGCGCCTTCTCCTGGGCCTCGGCAGTGGGCGCCTCGGTGGCCGAGGTGCTGGTGCCCTTCCCAGCGCCCTCCGCGCGCGCCAGCCGGGCCTCCAGGTCCTCCCGCGCGCGCCGCGTCGCCTCCAGTTCGGCCTGGAGGTCCTCCATCGCGGTCCGCACGCGCGCCAGGTCCTTCTCGCTCACCGCCGCCTCGCCCGCAGAGGCGCCCTTCCACTGGCTCTCCTCCCACTTCTCCCGGGCCGCCTCGAAGTCCCGCGAGTCGCGCGGGTACGCCGAGTGGTACGTCGCCAGGATGCCGAGCGCGGCCGACGCATCCGCCGGCACCCGCGCCACGCCATCCACGAAATCGAAGCCCGCGAGGACGCACGACTGCCCCGCCCTCGGGCCCACCAGCTTCACTTCCACGACACGAGCAGCCACGGAGTACTCCTAGGGAATGCGGCCAGCGCCCGCCGGCCGCGAGGTTGTGAGGTGCAGCGCCAGGCACGCTGGCCGCGAGGACGCGCAAGGCGCGCCCGGGTCCTGCCCCGCCACTGCTAGTTGGTGACGCCCTTCGCCACGGCGAGCGCGAGGTCGCTGTACACGGCCAGGCCGCAGTAGAACTTCACGCGGGTGATGGACTCGTCCTTCGTCTCGGACTCGCCGATGTTCTTCACCTGGATGCCCATGGCCTTCTTCGCGTGCAGGCCGGCGATGCCCACCCGCTGGCTGCCATCATCCAGGCAGCCAGCGACGATGCTGGTGGACGTCGTGCTGCTGCCCTGCGTCTGGTTGGTGGGCATCCAGTCGTTGCGGAAGACGGGGACGCCCTCGTACTCCAGCACCTCCTCGCCGCTCGGCAGCTTCAGCGTCTCGACGATGCCGGCGCCGCCCTGGCCGCGCAGCAGCGACTTCAGCGAGCGGATGGTGCGGCCGTGCATCATCAGGAAGTCCACCTTCCCGTCCTTCGCCTTCACCGCGTCCAGCAGCTCGTCCAGCATCTCGAAGGAGAGGGCCCCGCCGTTGGCGCCCGCCGTCAGCGTCTGGCCCGAGCTGGCGAGGCCCAGGAGGCCGACGAACTCATCGTTGGCCCCCGTCCCGTTGATGAGGAGGTTGGAGTACTTCCGGCCCACCGCCTTGGCCTTGCCGGCCACCTGCACGGCGAGCTGGTCCGTCGTGTCCGAGTGCGTGGCCTCGATGAAGTTGTCCACCTCGGCGTCGCCGACGATGCGCTTCAGAGGGCTCGTCACCTGGGTGAAGGTGGTGGCCGCCTTGGCGGTGATGGAGCTGCCGACGCCGAGCATCTGCACGTCGCCGAGGACGTTCTCCCGGTTGTAGACGGCCGCGGGGCCCTCGACGGGCTCGAAGGGGAGGACGCCGAAGAAGCGGTCCACCGTGACGATGTTCTCGACGATGCCGGCCACCAGGTCGTTGTTCGACAGCTTGGCGGCCTCGGAAAGGATGACGGAAGGCATGGAAAGGCTTTCTTCCTCGCGTGAGAGGGAAAAGAAGACGAGTGGGCGGACGCGCTACGGCGAGGGCTGGGGAAAGCCCGGTGGACGCGTCTGATTTGGAGGGAGAGTGACTGCGTCCGGGCATCCCGCCCGGTTTGCTTCAGGCCGCATCCCGCGCACCTGAAACGGCTACTTCAACTCGGCCAACCCCTTCGCGATGCGCTGCGTAGAGGAGAGCTTCTCACTGCCGGGCGTCCCGCCCGTTTTGCCCCCCGGCGGCGTCCCGCTGCCGGAGGAACCCGAGCTTTCGAAGGCCCGGGCGAAGTCCGGATTCTTCTTGAGCTCCGCGACGAACTCCCGCGTCGTCACGTAGCCGCCCGACTTGTTGACGCGAGGCTCACCCTTCGCGTCGACAATTCGAGCCAAGAAGTCACCGTCTTCCTCAATCACTTTCACATAACGCTCGACGTAAGGCAACAGCAGCGACGTGCTCCCCTTCGCGTCGGCGATGGCGGCCAGCGCCTCCGCGTGCGCGACGCGCTGGTGGTACGTGGTGCGCATGCGCTCGATGGTGGACTCCTTCTCGGTGAGCGTCTTGGAGTGCCCGGCCTCCAGCTCCGCGCGCTGCTTCTCCCACTCGGCCGCGCCCTCCCTCCCCTTCTGCGCCTCGGCCAGCTGCGCGCGCAACTCGCCCACCTGCTTCTCCGCGTCCTCGGGCGTCTTCCCCAGCTTCTGGTAGCCGGCCACCTGGGTCTTCAGCTCCTTCACCGCGTCGCGCTCCTTCTTCAGCGCGGTGCTGAGGCTGGTGGTGTCCATGCGCTTCGCCAGGTCCGCGTCGAGGAGGTGCTTCGCGCCCTCCCCTTCCCCCTTCGCGTACAGCCCGCGGAACTTCTCCGGGACGATGTCCAGCGTGTCCAACTCCTGCTGCCACTCGAATTCCACGTGTCTGCCTTTCTCGGCCCGGTGGCCGACTACAGCTGTGCCTTCTTGAAAGCGGCGGCCTCGGCGGCGCGCAGCTCGTCCAGGGTGAGCGTCTTGCCGCTGGCATCGGTGAAGCTGCCAAGGCGGAGTCCTGCATCCCGGAAGAGGCGACCGCGCGCGGGTCCCAACACCTCGTCCTGGAAGCTTGTGGGCTGACGGCGCAGCCAGTCCTCGTAGGACAGGCCCTTGGGCGCGGAGCCGATGTTCTCCTTGGCCCAGCGCTCGCGGATGCGCTTCACCGCCGCGCCGCGCTCCTTCTCCGTCATGTCCTTCCAGGCCTCGCCAGCCTTGGACTTCGCCTCGGCCCGGAAGTCGATTTCCCGGTTCCGCCTGTCGCGCGTGTCCCGGACGGTGGGCCTGTCGCCCACGAGGCGCACTCCGTCGATGACGGGGATGGTCGTTGTCCGGCACCGGGGGTGGAAAGGAGGCCGCTTCCCTTCCCGCACGGGGAACTCCTTCCCATCCAGCGACATGCACAGCAGCGTGGTGCGCCCGTCCAAGGTCGCAACCAGACGCACAGCCGTCACGAGGTCGGCGTTGGCCCGGTACACCTCCTCCCGGGCCTGGGTGGCCACGTGGTTGAGGGAGGTACGCACCATCGCGTCCGCGCCCCGCCGGGTCACCTCCAGGACGCCGTCCGAGTAGGACGCGGAGCGAGTGCCCATGATGTCCCGGACGATCTGCGACGTCGTGCGCCCCTCCACCACGCCCGCCTGGACGGCGCGGTCGATGCGCACCAGGTCCGCCTCCGCAATCCCCTTCACCCAGGACTCAAGGACGGCGCCGTTGAAGGGCCGCGAGAAGACGGCCGCCTCCAGCACCTCCGCCGTGGGCGCGGCGATGGAGACATCCACGATGAGCGTCTCCTCCAGCAGGGCCGCCTGCCACCGCGCCTCGTACGCCGCGAAGGAGGCAGCCTCCTCCTGCAGCGTGCTGGAGAGGGCGGCGTAGGCGCCGGCCCGGAGGGTGCGCACCTCGGACAGCAGCCCGGCGATGCGCTCCGTCGTCTCGCGGCCGGCGTCGTACCCGCCCGCGTCCTCAATGGTCTGGAGGCGCGCGGCGAGCTGCTCCGTGAGGCGCCCCTCCGTGTCGTTGAGGAGGCCCACCACGCGCCGGGCCACGCCGGCCTTGTAGCGCTCCAACTGGACGGCGTGCGCGACGGAGCGCTCCAGCAGATCCTCGTTGGCGGTGGGGCGGACGGTGCTCATCGGGCACCACCCTGGCGTGCATCCGCGCCCAGCTCGATGAAGGCCCGCCGGGCCGTCCAGTCGTGCAGCGCGTCTCCCCATGCCTCGGGGAGCACCTCCATGAGAGGGTGGGCGACGACGTTGTGCACGAAGCGCCAGAGGCGGGCGCGCAGGGCCGGCGTCATGCAGCCCTCCCGCCGACGGGCAGCTGCTGGCCCTGCGGCACTTGGCCACCCGCTGCCGGCGCCGTGCGCAGGCTGCCCAGCGCGGGACCCTCGCTCGCAAGGCGCTCCCCGTCCACCTCCACGTCGAAGTCGGCCATGAGGACACCGCGGCGCTTGAGCTCCGCCAGGAAGGCGTCGCGGGAAATCTCCCGGGCCGCCCGCGCCTTGAAGAGGACGTCCAGGCCCTGCGCGTCGGACTCGGAGATGCCGAAGTCGGTGTGCACCTCCACCTTCAGCTTCGCGTCCTCCACCTCCAGCCCCAGCCACCGGGCCGCGAAGTAGAAGGCCAGCTCCAGCGCGTCGCTGAAGGACTCCGCCATGGCCTGCAGCTCGGAGTGGGCCTGGGCGGTGTTGATGGACTTTTCGGTGGCCGTGGGAGTGCCGGAGCGCCGGACGAGGAGCTCCACGCCCAGCATGGCCATCTCGTCCTTCAGGTCCTCCAGGTCCTGCCGGCCAGCCGTGATGGCCGCGCCGGTGTGCTCCACGTAGTAGAACTTCCCCTGCGGACTGCTTGTGGTGAGGAGCGCGTGGGGCCCCACCGTCACCTTCCCCGAGCCTCGCCCCTCCCCTTCCCCGCGGTCCTGCTCCAGCCCCGAGGCCGCCAGCATGGGGAAGCGCGCCACGGTGAGGACGTTCCGCTGGTCGCTGGCGGACTGCCAGTGCTCCACGTTCTTGTCCGCCAGGTCCATCAGTGGAGGCTTCGCGGCGCACAGGGCCGTGCGCTCCCCGGCGTACCAGGTGACGAGGGGGATGAAGCCCAGCGTGTTGGGGCCGCTCGCTGCCTGCTTCCACTCGCTGGTGCCGCTGCGCTCGTAGACGGCCCAGGTGTCGCGCTCGAGGACGCGCACCCGCTCCACCTGCACCTCTTCGAAGCCGTCCCGGCGCGTCTCGCATTCGCGGATGCGCACGTGGGTGAGCACCTCCACCCCGCCCACCGTTTCCGCATACGCGGCGATGAGGGACTCGGCGGAGACGTGCACGAAGTACGGGCGGAGGCCGGCGCGCTGCTCGTCCTCCAGCGTCCGCACCGTCTCCGGATCCACCACCGGGAAGTCCACGAGGATGTGGGCGAGGCCCTTGGACAGGCCATCCCGGAAGACGCCGCGGGCCCAGGCGGTGATGTCGCTGCCCTGCCTGTCCACGTCGTCCACCAGGACACGCAGCGGCTCGGGCGCGGAGTCGCCCAGGCGCACGGGCTTGGCGAAGGGCTTCGCGGCGAGGTTGCGCACCGTCTTGCCGAAGACGTTGAGGAGGACGGCGCGCGCCAGGCGCTCCTTGTACGCGTCCTCCTCCTCCGCGTGGTAGCGCGGCAGGTAGGTGCGGCCAGCGGCGCGCATGGTGCTGGTGCCGCCCAGGAGGGCCAGGACGAGGGCCCACGCGGGCTGCATGGCCCGGTAGGCGCTGCTGGGGGTGCTGACGTCGGCGGCACTCATTCCGCAGGCTCCATGCGGCGGATGGCCGCCTCACCGCGCACCGCGGTGAAGACGCTCGCCACCACGTGGCCCTGCATGGCGGACGGGCCGGAGAGCAGCAGGTGCAGCACCTCCGGCCGCTCGGCGTTGAGGGTTTCGCGGACGGAGGCCTCGTCGGTGCGCGACAGCCGGGCAGGCCCGCCCGGGTGGGTGTGCCAGTCGCCCAGGTAGCGCAGGCGCGGGCGCAATCGTTCGAGGAGGCGGTTGTCGTGGAGGCGATCCGCGTCGTAGCCCACGCGTCCGCGCATGGCATTCCGCCCGGGGCCGGTGATGGCGAGTACGTGGGCCTCGCCGTCCACCACGGCGCCCAGCAGCAGGCCGCCCGTCTCCAGCGGGGCGCGCACCCGCGCCAGGCGCAGGGCCTTGGCCAGGACGCCGGGCGCCAAGCGCACGCGGTACCCGTCCGAGACGTAGAGGGCCGGCGCGGACGCAGTCGGCAGGGGGCAGGCCATCACCGGTAGCTCCTCACCTGGAAGGTGGCCGTGCCCTCGCCGAGCATCAGCTCCGTCAGCGCCCACACCACCGCGTCCATGCGGTTGGGGCTCCAGTCCGACTCACCCGGCACCCACGTCGTCTGCTCGTCCTCCAGGGCAGCGAGGCGCACCACGTGGTGTGCCATCCCGCGCTCGTAAAGGGCGGCCACCGGTGCCGCGCGCTTCGCCTTGCCGCGCGTGGCCGTCACCACCTTCACGGTGACGTGCTTCTTCATCTCGCGCGCCTTGGTGCGGACGTTCGTCTCCACCATGTCGCCGCCATAGTTCTTCTCGCCCACGACGGCGTCCGCGCGCTCCTTCTCGTAGAGGGCCAACGCCTTCGCCGCCCAGCCCTCCGCGGAGTACTTCCCCGAAGCATCCAGCCACACGTAGGCGTGGCCGTTGCTGGCCTTGCCGGCGCAGACGATGCCCACCTCGTCGTTGTCGGGCCCGTCGCCACCGGCCGGATCCACCGCCACCACCACGCGCACCATGGGCAACGGCTTGCCCTCGGCGTCCTTCGGGAGCTCGGCGCGGCTGTTGTCCAGCAGCTCCTGAGTCCACAGCGCGCCCACCGCCGCGGCCTTGAAAGCCTCCTCCACCGTCGCCGGGTACTCGCGGCGGAAGTCGTGGATGCCCTTCTCGTAGACGGAAATCTTCGCCCGGCGCCAGGCGAGCTGCGCGTCGGCCAGCTCGAAGCCGTGCGCCTCGCGGCAGAGGGCGGCGTACCGTTCCTCCTCGCTGGTGCGCTCGAAGCCCGGCGGCACCTCGCGCCGGTATTCCTCCTGCCAGAACCACGGGACGAAGATGAGCTCGAAGTCGTTCTCCCCCTTCTGCGCCGCCATGCACAGGTGGTGGAAGAGGCCCTGGGGCCCGTCGCTGGTGCTCTCCAGAATGACTTCGGTGCCCGGCGCCGTGGGCACGCCCTCCATGACGCCGCGCATGTGCGTCGCGGCGTTCGGCCAGAAGGCCACCTCACTGCCGTGGAAGTACTGGATGGTGGAGGAGCGGCCCGTCCCCTTCGCGCCCGCGGTGCCCACTTTGTAGCCGGAGGACAGCTTGTCGAAGAGGAGCTCCTTCGCGTTGGAGGCGCTCGTCGAGGGCTTCACCAGGGCCGGGACATGGTCGTGGTACCGCTTCGCCATGTCGAAGAGGTTCACCGTCGCCGCGTCCTCGTGCGTGAGGATATAGGCGCGCACGCCCTTCAGGTGGCTCACCTTCCAGTAGAAGCGCGCTTCCACGTACGTGCTGCAGCCCTGCTGGCGCCCCTTCAGGACGATGGCGCGCACGAAGCCCCGGCGCTTCAGCTGCGCCTCCAGCCGCTCGTGGATGTACAACTGCGCGCGGTTGAGCTTCAGCGCCGGCAGCTCCCCGCCCGTCACCTCCTTCGGGCGGATGCGCAGGCACCGCGAGGCGTAGTGCGGGAAGTCGTCCTTCAGGCGCTGGCGGATCCGCTTCTCGCGCGGGGAGAGAGGCTTGCGGCGCGCCCCTTGGTGGGGCGGCTCGGCCGCACGGCAACGGGCGCGGGCGCTCATTCCAGCTCCCCCAGCGCGTCCTCGTGGCTGAACTGGACGGTGGTTTCCACCTTGTCGACGAAGAGGCGCAGGTGCTTGCCCAGCAGCTCCAGCGACTTCGGCTTGTCCCACAGCTTCACCTTGGCCACGGTGCCGATGGCCTCTCCGTCCACGGTGAGCTGCTCCACCTCGATGGAGGAGATGGCCCGGCGCAGGTGGGCCGGCATCTCCTTCAGCGGCAGCAGGGCCCCCGTGGGGCTGAAGGCGTCGCCGATGTCCGTCCGGGCGATGAGGAGCAGCTCGCGCAGGACGTCGTCCGCCTTCACCTCGACGCGCTCGGCCCGGGCGGCCTTCGCGGCATCTACCGCCGCCCGGACCTTGGGATTGCTTAGCAGCTTCGAGGCCGTCACCTCCGCGGACCGCTCGGAGTAGCCAGCGCGGATGGCGGCCTGCTTCCCGTTGAGGTCGACCAAGTACTCCTGGACGAAGCGCTCCTGGTTCGCCGTCAGCGCCTGGGCGCGCGACTCACCCGCCGGCGTCTTCCGGCTGCGGCGCGTGCTGAGCTTGCGAGGAGGCGTCCTACCCACGCCGCCGAGTCTCCGGTGTCGCGTGGACAACGTCCGGCTTGGGCGCGGGAGGCCGCCCCTTCTTCATGGGCACCGGGGCCTTTCCCCCGGCTCACCACGGAGAAGTCATGCACCTGCTCTATTGCCCTGCCTGCCGCACCCACCGACCCGCGGACATGCGCCACTGGTGCTCTGGCCTGGAGGAGCTGCGCCAGCGCGCCGAGCGGCTCAGGACCTGTCCGCACACCTACGCATCCCGGGTCCCGGGCACGCAGAACTGGCACTGCTCGGACTGCGACTACCTCGGCCCGAGCCCCAAGGGGACCCGAGAGCGCGGCTGACGCCTTCAGCCCTGTCGCTCGAGTTCGTCGCCCCACAGCGCGAGCTGCCCTTCCGGCTCCGACCGCGTCCGCGGGGCGCGAGGGGTCGGCTCTACCTGGGCTGCCGAGGGCGGCTCCTTCAGGGCGTAGCCCTGGGCCGCCTTCCGGAGCCTGTCCTGGGCACGCGCGAACTCCTCCTCATCCCCGTCGCCCGCCTCCGCGTAGGCCAGGGCTGCGGCCGTCAGCCTGTCCCAGGGCGTGGCGTAGGGCTCGCGCAGCGGCTCCGACATGGACTGCCCGCGCCGCTGCCGCATGAGGTGCCCGTGGCAGCGCCGGTGCCTAGGCGCCCGGGGCCGGGTGCAGTCGACTTCGGAGCACTGGTCTGGGGAGCGGCAAGAGGACATGGACGCCCCTACTGTGCCGCAGCCCCAGGCGACGTGCGAGAGAAGCGGCACTCCACCCTCGCTTTGGGCACCTCCGCCTGGTTCTCCTGCAACTGAATGGCCACGCACTGGTGGTAACATCCGATGGCTGCGCGTGGACCAGTGCCAGTCCCGCTCTCGAACTCGCCAGGAGGGAAGACATGAGCGCAATCCAACTCACGACGGACCGCGACTACAAAGCTTGGCGCGGCAAGAATACCGTCGGCTTCATCGCGAATATGACGAAGACGCGGCTCGCGTCCTACTATGTCATCCACAACATCAAGTGCACCCTCATCAAGCCGGGGTCGGCACGCTCAAACGCCCCTGGCGCATTCACCGAACGAGGCTATCTCAAGACGGTGGGACCGACGGTCGAGAGCGTCATCGACTGGGGGCATCGCGAGGGCTTTCCGTTCACATCGATGCGGCCATGCCAAGGGTGCCTTAAGGGCGCGAAGCTGCCCCTTCCAACTGTCGCATCGCTCTCTCGTCCTTTCGACCCGGCACGAATGCCGAAGGACTTCACGAAGGGCTCCGAATATGCGTCGCGGGAGGAGACCCTCGCCCTCCGCGAGAAGGCAACAAAAGGCCACCACGAACTGCTCGTCAATCTGCATAAAACACTGACGACATCTGACTGGACAGACCTGGACGAAATTCCGACTGCCATTGACCTCTGGGCTCGAAGCCCAAGGAGCCGAAAGCGCGTCATCTTCGAGGCCAAGACGCTAGGGAGCCAAGTGGACCAAACACGCTCCGGCCTCGCCCAGTTGCTCGAATATCGACACGTCCATGGGGCACCCGGGGACGATTTGTGCCTCGTCGTTGATGGACCACTTCGTGAAAAACGAAACGAAATTCTAGCCGCCTCAGACATTTCCGTCCTTTGGCATGACGGACATCGATTCCAAGCCTCTGGCAATGCGTCCCGGAGCTGGCTGACAACCCTCATTAACAAGCACTGATGACAGACCAGTCCGCACGACCTCCAGACAATCCCTGTCCGTGCGGCAGCTCTGCTCCAGATCGGTCAGAGAGTTGCTTCAATCCTCCGTAGGTCAGCCCCGGGAAGCGCTCCAGGACGGCACGGCAGGTCCTCGCGTTCTCGGTGGCAGGCGCAGGGCGTCCTTGCTCACCGCCCTTCGTCAGCTGCGAATCCGGCAGGCAGGAGACGGCGACGCCATTCCGGTCTTGAACCACCCAGCACGTGACGCCGCGCTCGTCGTCGTGCCAGACGTGGACTTCGGAGTTGCTGGACGGGCGTCCATCCGGGCACCCCGTGAGACAGAGTGCGACCAGAGCCAGAGTGGCCTTCATGTCTCTTCCTGGGGCTCGGGCTTCAGAGGCACCGGCAGCGCGCCCGAGGAGGGCAGCGGGTCCAGGAACTCGATGCCGTTGCCGTGGAGGACGACGCGCCGCCCGCCCAGGCTCGACACGTCGATCTCCTGCCCCGTGGGCTTCAGGATGATGGTGCTCCACTCGCCGTTGCGGTGGCGGACGCCCACGAAGTGGGCGAAGTCCACGGTCTCCCAGGGCCTGAGTGAGGCCACGCGCTCGTTGGTCGCCATCCTCGCAGCGTCACCTGCGGCGTGGACAGGGTCCGGCGTTGGTCCTCATGGACCTGGCTGCGGCGGCTCCATCCCGGAACAGGCCGAGAGCCTCTTCGACCCGGCATAGGCGAGCCCGGGGAAGCGCTCCAGGACGGCGCTGTGGTGCACCCCTTCGCGGAGCAGCTCCAGCGCCTTCGCCCGCTGCTGGCGCCGGAGCCGCGCGGGCGTCAGCCCCTCCGGCCGGTCCGGACCGAGGTCTCGCGGATCCGGTCCCTCGTCCCACAATGGTTTGCGGCAGCAGGCCATGCCCCCTCACCGTGCCTAATCCCGGGCCCGTCCGCACGGAACGCGCTGACAGCCACGCCGGGGGCGGTCCTGGGCGAGGGAGAACTCCTCCTCGTCTCCGTCGTCCGCCTCCGCGTAGGCCAGGGCCGCAGCCGTCAGCCGCTCCCAGGGCGTGGCGTAGGGCTCGCGCAGCGGCTCCGACATGGACTGCCCGCGCCGCTGCTTCAGCATTGCATCGCACGCTTCGGCCCCAATATCCGAACAGACCCGACCCCTTTCCAGTCAGCCACGCCGCGGAGAGGCCCGCCCCTGGAATGCCCGGAGTGAGGCAAGCGCCGCTGCCTCACTCGCCAAGTTCTTTCACGCCGCCGCCGAGTCGGGCTCCTTCACCACATCAACGATACGTGGGTGATAGCTATCAATCGACCGGCCAATCACGCTCGCGCAACGGCGGAAATTCCCCTGCTCACCTTCAATGCTTATTTCCAGAGCAATGCGCGCCGCGAGGTTGTCGTCAATCTGAGGACCAGCCATAGTCAAAACCTGCCGCATGACATACCAGCGATTATGAGACCTGCCCATCTCGGCCGCAGCCAATACGACCGCCGCCTTCGTAGACATATCGCCCTTTGCATACAGACTGAGCATCCGAGCAGCGACCACGTCGCAGAATGCCCATGTAAATCCAGTTTCTCGCACCCACCGACAATACGCAGCAGCGATGACCCCGCCGAGGCCTGCGTCGCGCTCAATCAACGCCCCAAGCTTCGGCTCGTCAAGTGAACTATAAATCGGATCATTCTCACTAGTATTCGTCGACTCCTCCATATGGCGCGCGAAGTCTTCGAGTTGCGCCACATCCCATGTGGAGATGGTCTCAAGCAGCTTCAACCATTCCGCTTCCTGAGTCGTTGGAGTGACCGGGGTTGTCGGAGTCTTCAGTACCGTGAAAAGGGCGGCACGAAGTAGTCCAATATCCTTGAAGCGCTTGTTCGGAGTTTGTTCGGTCGCCTTCTCGATAACCCGACCAACCGGGCCCGGCCCGGTCTGCCTCATAAATGGCACACGTGGCTTCCCGACAAAGATGTCGTGAAGAATGCACCCCATCGCGTAGATGTCAGCCGTGGCAGTCACCGCCCCAAATTGCTTAGTCTGCTCAGGGGCCATGTACCCACTGGTTCCCCACGCAGAATCTGTAGACGTAAGCTTCGTAGTGACTGAACTGCTAGGCGGAAGAGCAAGCCCGAAATCAGACAGCTTCCACTTCCCCTCATGGAGCAGCACATTCTGAGGCTTCAGGTCGCGATGAGTGTAGCCAAGCGAATGCACATGATCGAGTGCGTTCAGAATGTCAGCAAGAGCATTGGCATTCAGCACACCCGTCGAATGGTCCTCATCAATCTGAACCGAATATGACCTGTCAGCGAGCGGCATCAAGTACGACGGCTCGGCCGAAACGAGGTCTGAGTCAATCACAGGAATGACAAAGTCGCCGCCCAGATGAGACTGAATTTTGACTTCGCGGATGAAGCGCTGCCTCGCCTTTGGGATGTCAGCAGAAGGGATGCCAGGGCTCGGAGCAAAGATTTTACGTGCAACGATGCGTCCATCCTCCAGCTGCACTCGCTCAACACGTCCAAATCCTCCATTCGCAATTGCATCTATGATCTTAAAATTCAGCATCTATCCCCCGGGTAGCGTGCCAAGCAGGCACTCGTTCTCCTGCCTGCTTACACCAACAAGGTCCCCGGGGCAGTGTAGTCAGACGCCATACCGAGGCGAGGAATGGCGCCGTTTCGATTTGGCTGGGGCTGCTGGCGTACATGTAGGAGAATCTGCGTGCTACCAGCCGCAGTATTCCTAGCAGCAAGCGCAGCGAGGATGCAGTCCGCCTCTGCGCCGGTCCCCATCCCCAGGGCGGCACGTCAAGGCTTCTTCCCCGGGTAGCTAGCCGGCATGGCGAGGGCCGCGAGCCCACGCAGCGGCCGGGACGGGGCCTTCTTCGGCGCCTTCGACTTCCGCTCCCTGGGCGCGCGGGAAGCGACGGCTGCGGGCGGCACCGGAGGCGGAGGCGGCGCCAGCGCGTCCTGGGCGCGGACGGCTGCGGCGAGCGGATCATCCCCCCAAGAGAGCTCCACAAGGACGGACGGCGCCCCGTGGGCCTGGGCGTACACCCAGCGCACCAGCGGTGAGGCGTCGTCCAGGCGCAGCTGCCGGGCCACCTCGTCGCGGATGCTCTTCATGGAGATAGGGAGGTTGTCCCCGCTGTCGAGCGCCCTCGGGGACACGCGCGTGAGGCGCACCACCAGGAGCGCGGGCCCGCTCCAGCCCGGCCACAGTAGGTTGGTGGCATCGCGCTGCCCCTTCGCGCGGCGGTGGCGCTGCATGTGGTGCTCGCGCCGGTTGGAGGTGTTCACCGTCGCCAGCGGCACTTCGAACGTGATGCGCGCGCATGTCATTGAGCGCTCCAGCAGGACTCGGCCATTGGCTCCACTGACCACGAGAAGGGGGGACTCTCAACTTGGTAAGTTGGGGCTTAGCTGGCCGGCCCTGCTGCTCCCCCTCCCGCCTCCCTCACGAATAGCGGTGCGGCGGGCGTTCATCGACGCATCCCTGCGGGGCGTCCGGCCCGCTCATGATTCAGCCGCGGCGGTCCACCGCGTCGCCCATGGCGAGGATGAACTCGCTAGGCTCCGTCCCGGCCCAGAGGACATGCAGCGAGCGGCGGCAGCGCGAGAGCGCCACCAGGAACAGGCGCAGGTCGTCCTCGCGTCGCGTTTCCCGGTGCAGTTCACTCTTCACACTGCTGAAGTCCGGCATGCGGTCACGGTCCGCTCCCACCACGATGCAGAGCTCGAACTGCTGGCCCTTGACTTGCCGCGCCGAGCTGAGGGTGATGGCCTTCTGGGGCGTCCGTCGGCCCTCGCCATCGGGCTGGTGGTGCTGGATACCGTCGGACACAAGGAAGGTGCCCACCCGCTCCAGGAGGGCACCGTCGAAGCCGATGACGCCCACATCCCGGGGCTTGCCCCCGCTGTCGAGGTAGCTGCGCACGAGGTCGCGCACCTGGGCGAACATGACCTGCTCCCCCGCAAACCCGCTGACGATTGGGCGCTCGCCGTTGTTCCCCTCGCTGCCCGTCTGGAAGGCGCCCCAGTTGTCGACAAGGCCGAGCGTCGGGTAGGCAGTGATGAGCTGGTGAAGGGCGGCGACGATCTGGCGGGTGCTGCGAAAGTTCTGCTCCAGACGAGTGCCCTGGAAGCGCACGTCGGTGTCGAAGCCAATGTCGCGCAAGCTGGGGTAGCGGGCGTAGACGGCTTGCGCTTGGTCGAAGCACATCATCATCCCCTCGGGCCGCTTCACCAGGTGGCGCAGGAGCGTGAGCTGGTTGCGGAAGAAGTCCTGCGCCTCGTCGAGGATGAGGTAGTCGAAGCCGTCCTCCGGCTTGCGGTACTGCTGCCACACCGTCTTGGACACCTCCTTGATGGCGTCGTTCGTCAGGTCGTCCGAGTCCACGAAGCCAAGGCTCCGGAGCGTATCGTTGTAGATGGTCGCAATCTCCCAGACGAAGCGTTTGAAGGGCTTCTCCGATGCGGCCAGCCACCAGCCTGCGGGCCGCTTCTCGTTGAGGTAGGTGGTGAGGTCCGCGATGTCCCGAGCTTTGATGAACTGGCTGATCTCGGTCTCGATTTCCCAGAGCCCGTTCTTGCTGCGGGCGTCGAACTGAGACCAGAGGGACTCGTACTCCCCCCCGGTGAGTCGGCGCCGCGCCTCGTCGACGGCGAGCTGCAGGGCCGCGTGGCGGTTTGCGTCCCCCTTCTCCGCTCGGTAGGCGGCGAGCGGCTCAATGCCGAGTTCATCCACCTTCACGAAGCGGGCGCACCAGTCGTGGAGGCTGGTGATTGCGATGTGCTGTGGATGGGAAGGGGCGAGAAAGCGCTCCATGCCCAGCCCGCTGACCTGCTCTAGCACCTTCACTCCAAGGTCGGGGTTGAAGACCAGGAAGCCGATGCGTGCCCGCTGCCCCTGCTCCTCCGCGCGCCTCGCCACGTAACCTGCCCGCATGACGGCCGTGAACGTCTTGCCCGTGCCGGGGCCACCCTGCAGGCGGATGGGGGCGTCGCGCTCCGTCTTCACCACTGAAGCCTGCTGCGGGGTGAGCATGGCGAGCGCGGACTCGAAGCTCTGCCCCAGGGAGGCAGAGCGCCCCGTGGCGCTCATCTGGTAGACCTCGAGTGTCGTCAGGCGCTGCGCACGCCGACGCGCCTCGGCGATGAGCTTGTGCTGGAAGGCGCGCTCGACAGCTTCGTACTGTCCCTCGGTGAGGTGGTCCATCAGACCGATGAGGTCGTCCTCAATGCGCATGCCGAGAACCTGCCGCATGAGGTGCTGGTCAGTAATGCCGAGTTCGCGCAACCGATTGAGGGGGAGCCACCCGTCACGGAGCGGCACCTCGGGTGGTGGCGTCTCCGTGATTCGCGGCCGGTCCAGTGGCTCAAGCTGCTCGCGCATCCCGTGTGCCGCCTCCTGCAGCTTGCGGTAGCCCGACATCTGCTGCTCGGGCGGCTGCCGGATTGAGGCAGAACCAGCGTGCGTGGCCCAAGGCTTGGCGTCGAACAGTCCCAGCACCGCCGCGAAGCCCGGTGTCTCCACGAGGAAGTGGAGGCGGTGGTAGTCGCCCGGTGCGAAGATAGAGTGGATGCTCTTCTCGCGGAGGTACTTGAGGCCTGCCCGCTCGCGCGATGAGTCGATGTTGGCCACGTCGAGCACACGTCGGAAGAGCGACTCCCAGTCACGGTCGGTAACGAACTCCTCGACGACGTCGCCCGGGAGGATCACGTCGTGCCACGTCTCCTTCGGTGCCCCGTCGGCGGCGGGCGACACGTCGAAGATGCCCGTCACCCCCGATAGGATGCTGGCCGCACGGAAAAGTCGGCCGGCCACCTCGAAGTCCAGGCTGCTGCGGTTGATGGGCGGCGGGGTTCGGTCTACGTACGCCATCGCTTCGGCCAATGCAGCGTGCCCCTTCGCCCCCAGCCTTCTCAGCAATCGCTCGCTCAGCCACACCGTGTTCACGCGTGTCCCCCGCCAGGTGATGTCTTCGCGCGATAGTGCAGGTGCGCCATGGGCAGGGTCAACGCGGTTCACCTCACCTTCTACCCGCGCCCCTAGGGCTTTCCGTGGCTGGGGGATGCAACGGACCACCGAGCGAAGTCACCCCTCTCCCCACATCTCCCGGGTGGGGCGATTTCCGGGCCAGCCAGGGCAGACTCGTACAACCAGGACCGGTGCGCGGCAGGTAGTTCAACGTGAGCCCCGAACTGCCGCAGGCCAGCAGAATCACCGCATCACATCCAGAGTGACTCGAATCCGCCACAGCCCCGACGCGCCCTGCCTGCCAGCCATGAGCGGCGCGAGCACCTGCGCTTTCCACTCGTCGGACGGCAGCCATGCGCCTGCGTCTCCGGCGTTGACGTCGTAGACAGCGAGGGCCAGGCCGACGCGCTTCAGGTCCACCCAGTGCGTGTGGCGGCACTGGGCGCGCTCCGGCGCGGTGTCCCACGTACCGCGGAACTGGACGAACGTCAGGCCCAGCAGGTCGCCCACCGGGAACCCCTGGTGCACATGGAAGCGCTGTGACTGCGCCGTCAGCGCAGCCTGCATCACCGTGGGCGTCGTCCATGGCTTCGGGAAGTGCGGACGAAGCCCCATGACGGGAGCGCCGAGCACCGATGCGAGCGCGCCCGGGCCGCAGTTGGCGCCCCACGTGGCGTGTGCGGCAAGGAGATCCGGAGGAGTGAAGAGGGGCGGGCAGCTCACGGGCTCACCTCCAGGGCGGCGAGGGATGCTCCGCGTGCAAGAGGCTCCACCCAGCCGGAGACGCTGTCCGTCGTGAGGCGCGGCACGTCCGCCTCCAGCCGCGCCGCGCAGGCCCGGCACAGCGGGTGCCCCCACACCACCAGGGCGGACACCGCCCCGCATGCGGTGGCACACGGGGCGCTTGGCTCCTCACCGCGGCCGACGCTCAGCTGCGCGCGGCGACGAGCCTCCGCAGGGGACAGCTGAACCACGCCCGCGCTGCCCACCTCCGCCCCGCCCTGCCCCGGGACGTGCCGGCGCCACACCTCGGCGCCGACGAAGGCCCGGGCCGCGCACACCGGCTGGCGAGCCTGCCCCCAGGCATCCTCCAGCCACGCCAGCCAGGCCGCGCGCAGGCGACCCTCGTCGCATCCGACGGCGGCCAGCGCGTCCGCGTACCAGGTGGCCCAGCCCGGCGGGGGCGCTTCGGGGATGGCGCGGCCGAAGCGCCGACAGCGCTCCTCCTGCGTCCACGCGAAGAACACCTTGTCCGGACTCGGCGCGTCGTCCTCCATCCACTTCGGCCGCGCCTTGCGGACGACGGGAGCCGCCGGGACAGGGGCTGCCGCCGGGGCCGTGTCCCCTCCGGCGCGGGACAGGGGGACGGGGGACATGTCCCCGGGGACAGGGGGACAGGGGACAGGGGACACGTCGCGCGCGCTTTCAGCAGCAGCACGCTTCTTCTGTCGCTGCTTCTGCTTCTTCAACCTCTCTTTCTTTCTACGCTTTTCGTCTTTCGACGCTGCTGCTGCTTCCCCCCTCCCCCCCTTCATGTCCCCGGCTGTCCCCGGGGACAGGGGGGACATGTCCCCGGGGACAGGGGGGACAACCATGGGGACAGCGGGGAGGGACATGCTGGGGACTGCTGGCGCGGGGACGCGGAGGGACGGGGCGAGGAGCGCGACGGCTTGCACGAAGCCCGCCAGCTCCGCTTCGGCACGCAGACGGGCCTCTCGCTCGTGTTGCAGCGCCTCGTCGCAATGGGCGAGCTCGGCGCGCACCTGCTCCAGTTCGTCGGCGTGGGGGCAGGACTCGTCGCCCGGAAGCTGGAGGCCGATGTCCGGCGCGACGTCCGTGGGCGTTGGCCAGCGCGCCTCGGGCGGCAGTTCGCCGGGAATCCACCGGCCCGCCTCCTCCTCGCTGACGAGCTGGCCGGACAGCAGGCGCACCAGGCCCGGGGGCACCGGCTCCCCTTCGGCGATTTCCGGGGGCTGTGGAGGCACGGGGCGACGGCGTGGGCGGGCAGGAGGCGTGGGGCAGGTGCTCATGGTGTGGTGTCCTGCTCAGCAAGAAGGGGCGACGCCTCCGGCTGCGGGCAGCACGCGGGTGGGATGGGGCTGTCCACGCAGTCGGCCAGGGCCGCGACGCCGTGGCGGCAGGTGGGCCAGGGGCCGGAGTGCTTCGCGCGCACGGACTCCGAGGCGACGCGCGGCACATGGGGCGACGGCCAGCCGTCGTAGGTGACGGCGTCGCCCAGGCGGGTGGCCCCGCAGTGCTCGCAGCGCACGGCGGGCAGGCGACAGCGGCTCAAGGAGACACCCCGGTGGCGCAGGTGTGCGGCGGGCACCCGGGCGCGGTGCAGTGCCAGGTCCGGCACGTGGAGCACTTCGTCAGCGCGCGCCGGCAACCGCACATGCGGAGGACGCGCTCGCGGAGGGAGGCAGGCTCGCGACCACCGCTGCGCGCGGCAAGGGCCTCGTAGGCGGCCCATCGTGCCTTGCCCTCCCCGACGACGGCACCCAAGGCGAGGCGCACGCGGGCCAACACCGGCGCGGGAACCTCCCACAGCACGTCCGCAGGGCCGGGCTCGCAGGCGACGGGCTCCGGCAGCGCCACTACGTCCTCAAGCCACAGGCCCGCCGGGCCCACGTACCAGCGCGACTGCCGCTCACCATCCGGCCACAGCGACACCGCGGAGACGCGCGCCACCGCCACCACCGCGCACGTCGGCAGCTCGTCCGCAGGCGGAGCGCTGACGCCCGGCCCGTGCCAGGAGGCCATCCAGTCCTTGAGTTCCGGCACGTACTCCGCCGCAGCGCACACCGCGACGTAGGCGCCCAGCACGTCCGCTGGCGGGGCGCGGTGCAAATTGAGCACCGGCGCGTTGCGGACCTGGAGGGCCCAGCACCACGGCTGGGGCGCGGTGACGCCGTAGATGGGGACACGCATGGGGGCGTCGCAGGGGCTCATGCCGCCCTCCGGTTCTTCAGGAAGGCCTCGGCCAGCTTCCGCACGCGGCCCTCGTCCGTCTCCAGCCGCTCCATGAGGCTGGCCTGCGGATCGCGGATGCCCTCCATCTGGTTGCGCTTGATGCCGAGGACGTCCGCCACCACCGGGTCGGAGCCGGAGTCGGACACCAGGAAGTACGCCATGACGGGGTCCGGCTGGCCGTCGCGGTGGACGCGGCCGCATGCCTGCTCGTGCACGCCGGGGCTCCAGTCCAGCTCGCCGAACACCACCGTGCGGCAGCAGTGCTGGAGGCCGTCGAGTCCCGCGCCCGCGCGCAGTGACATGATGAGGATGGGCGTCTGGCCCGACTTGAAGCGCTGGGCCTGCTCCTCCTTCTGCGCGGGGCTCTCCTGGCCGGTGAAGATGGCCGGGGAGTACTCCGCGAGCCGCTCGCGCCAGATGCTGTACACCTCGTGGTGCCAGCCGTAGAGCAGCACGCGCTCGCCGTTCTCCACCAGCATGCGGACGAACTCCGCGACGAAGGGCGCCTTCGCGATGCCCGTGGCCTGCCGCAGGCGCCAGGACAGCTCCCCAGACGCGTGGAGCCGCTCCTCGGGCTTCACCCCGCCCTGAGCGAGGATGATGCGGGCGAGCTCCGCGGCCTTGTCCTGCACCTCGTCGAGCACCCGCGTGTCCGACTCCACGGTGTGCACGTCGCGTGAGAGGGACGGCAGCTCCCGCCCGACGTCCTGCCGCGTGCGGCGCAGCATGAGTCCCGCGTCTCGCAGGTACGTGCCGAAGGCGCGCGGGTCCTTGAAGTTGAGCTTCTCGTCCACGCCGGTGCACCACTCCCGGCTGAACTCCTCGCGCGTCCCCAGCACCCCGGGCTTGAGGGCGTCGAGGACGTGAAACATCTCCCCGCCGTAGTTGTAAATGGGGGTGGCGGACAGGCCGATGACGAAGGGCGTGCGCTCCGCCAGGTAGTGGGCGGCCCGGTACTTGTCCGACTCGGGCCCACGCCGCAGCTCCTGGCACTCGTCAAAGACGATGGAGCGCACACCCGCGTTGGCCAGCGTGTCCGCCCAGCCCGACAGCTTGTGGTAGTTGAGAATGAGGACGTCGGGCCAGGGCAGCTTCCGCCCGCCGCGCCCGCGGGTGACGTCCTCCGGCGTCGCGCGCTTCGCCACGTGCACGCGCAGACGCGGGAGGAAGCGTGCCAGCTCACGCTGCCACTGCCGGGGCAGGTGCGTCAGCGTCACCACCACGGCGGGCAGCGTGCGCGTGTCAGTGAAGCCCGTCAGCGCGGAGGCCGTCTTCCCCAGGCCCACGTCATCCGCCAGCAGTAGGCGCTGCAGGCGCAGCCACATGTCCGCCGCCTTCCGCTGGTACTCGCGGGGCGGGACATTCATCGCGAAGTCGGGCGCCTGGTACTCGGCGGCCAGCAACTCCGCCACCTGCGCTTCACGCCGGGCGTGCTCGCGCGCACCGCGCCGGAGGAAGGCCTGGGCCTCCTTCCCCACCACCTCCATGGGGTAGCGCTCCAGGAACCACTCCAGCTCGCGCGCTGTCTCCGCGGTGGCGGCCAGGAGGACTTCGCCGACGTCGCCCTTGTTGATGCGGTCGAAGACGCGCTTCAGGCGCACGGCGACGTGGGGCTCCGCCTGCACCACCCACGCGGGCCGCTCACCACCGCGGCTGCCCAGCTTCCGCGCCTCCAGGCGCACCGTCCCGAACGTCTTCACAGCAGGCCTCCCCTCAGCACAGCTACGCGCACGGGCTTGCCCTGCATGAGGGCCGGCAAGCTGTCGTGGCGGCTGCGGGTGGTGACGAGCAGGAGGGCGTGGATGTCCTCCCGCTCCGCGTAGCGAAGAAGCTGGCGGGTGACCTCGGACAGGCCCCCGTCCACCTTCACTTCGAGGCCCACGTGGGCCTCCGTCAGCAGGAAGTCGATGCGGCCCGCCTCCCCCAGCCGCACCTCACGCTCGAAGGGGATGCCCGCCTCCGTCAGCACCTGGGCAAGCGCCTCCTGAAGGAGGGCCTCCCCAGCGCAGCGGAAGCGGTGGCGGGTGACGAGGGCGCGCACCTGCTCCAGCGCCGTCATGGCGAGCGTGGGCGCGCTCACGCCGCGTACCCCTCGAAGCCCGGGCGGAACCAGAAGTCGCTCACCAGCGACCAGCCGTGGCCCAGCTTCGACTTCAGCGCGGCGAGGAGCTGCTCCTCCTGCCACACGAGGGCACCGCCCGCGGGGATGCCGTCCCCCACCATGCTGCGCACGCGCGCGTCGCTGGAGGAGACGAACTCCAGCGGCTGCCCGTCCACCACCGGGGGCAGGCCCTGGAGGACGGCCAGTTCCAGCGTCGTGAGGGGTCGGTGCCAGCAGCCCGACAGCGGGGAGAGGATGGCCGGGGCCAGCGCGCCCTTGGGCGGCTCCCAGCCCTCGGCGAGCAGCGCCAGGGCCAGGTGGATGCTGATGACGGGCCGGGGCGCGGGGCGCGGATCCGCGATGGCTGCGGAGCCGTTGTCCACCTGGAGGCTGCCCGTCACGGTGCGCGCGGGCTGGTCCCACTCCAGCACGCCGTAGAAGCCGTTGCGGCAGGTGGGGCCGACGCCCAGCGCGTCGAGCGCCGCCGCCGCGCGCGAGTCCGCGAGCGCGGCCGGCGTGTTGCTGCTGCTCACCGTCGCGGAGCCGGAGACGGTGGGCGCCGGGGCATGCTCGTCCATGACTCCGAAGAGGCCGGGGCGGCCCGCGTAGGTGCCCGCGCCCGTGGCCGTCTGGCCCAGGCCGACGAGCTCCAGGACGCGCTGGTCCGCCACCGAGGGCGCGCCGCTGCCCGGGCGTGAGGCGGCCGTCACCGTGCCCGACGGGCTGCCCCATCCCGTCACCGCGTACTTGTTCCGGTGGCGCAGCGGGTTGTCCGTCCCCATGGCGATGCCGTCCAGCCGTGGGTCCGCCACCGAGACGGGCGTGCTGCCGCCGGAGACGTATGGCATGCCGATGACGGTGCCCGCGGGCTCGCGCCAGTCGATGACGCCGCAGGTCCCCGCGCGGCCGTCAGCGCGCAGGGCCAGCGCATCCAGGGGGCGGGCGTCGGCCACCACGGGCGCACCGGCCTGGACGTCCGTCGCGCCCGTCACCGTCCTGCCCGGAGCACTCCAGTCCTGCACGCGGTACTGGTCCGCGAAGCGTTCGCCGCGAGCGTGCGTGAGGGCCACCCCCTCCAGCGCGCGCGGGTCAGCCACGGCCGCGCCGCCGTTGTCGTGCCGGGCGACGCCGCGCACCGTGGGTGCCGGCCCGTCCCAGGCCGTCACGCCCGCCGCGCCCCGTCGCGGGGAATGCCCGAGCCCGAGCGCGTCCAGGGGACGCGGGTCCTCGACTGCGCACAGCCCCGCCCCCCCGGGCCCGGCTACTGTGGGCGCCGGCTCCGCCCAGGCCTGCACCGGGTGCCGACGGTGCACCTCGCGGCGCTGCTGGCCCTGCTGCACGGGCGTGCCGAGCTGCTCTTCCACCAGGTCGCGGAAGGGGCTCGTGTCCACGCCCGCCGGCCACAGTCCGCGCGCCTCCAGCCACGCCACCACGCCCCCGCGGGGCGGCAGGTCCCGCCAGTCCCCGCCCGGAGGCACCAGCGCCAGGCGCACCGCGTTCAGCCACTCGATGCGCGGCAGCTTGTGGTGCTTCCCCGCGCGCGGGTCGTCCGGGAACGGCAGCGGACCCAGCACCTCGCCCACGCCGCGCAGGCGCTTCTTGCTGGGCATCGCCACCGGCACCGGGCAGCGCTTCGCGTCGCGCCAGCAGATGGTGAGGCGCTGGCGGCGCTGGGCCAGCCCAGCCTCCTCGCCCAGGTCGTGCTCGACGACGGACACCTCGTAGCCCGCGCGGCGGCCCAGGCGCAGCACCTCCGCGAGGTTCTCCGGGCAGCGGTGCCGGTACGCCGGCACGTTCTCGATGACGACCATGACGGGGCGCTCGTCGCCCTTCCAAGCCGCCAGCACCTTGCGCGCGGCCTTCACCGCGAGCCGGTTCATGTCCTGGTACTTCTTCGTCGCCGCACGCTCCTTCGAGGTGAGCCGGGAGGCGCCCTTGCACGGGGGCGACCACTTCATGAAGTACGGGGCACGCGGGCCGAAGAAGGCACGCAGCTCGCGCGGACGCATGCGTCCGATGTCCGCGCAGAGGGACTTCGCGCCCGTCAGCTTCGTGAACGTGTCGCAGCGCTCCTGCTCGAAGTCGATGCCGCCCACGTTGCGGACCGTCGCGCGGTGGCCGTCCACCTCCACCTGGGCGCAGTCCGCGCCGTACGCGCCGACGCCCGCGCCGCAGAAGAGGTATCCGACGGTGAACTCGTGCTCCTGGATGCAGCTCATGGACGGCTCCGGACGACAGCGACGGCGCCGAGCGCCGCGAAGAGGGAGAGGGCGACGAAGAGAAAGGCGCCCACGCGCGGCTCCGCGCGGGCGACGAGGTAGCCAGCGCACGTACCGGTCAGGAGGAAGCGCGTCGGGCTCACGACAGCGCCTCCCGGTAGAGCTGCGGCCGCAGGTGCCCAGCGAGGTACAGCGGATGCCGGGGCTCGCCCGCGCCGGTGAGCGCGAGCGCATGCACCGGGTGGTACCGGCACAGGAGCGCCAGCACCGCGGGCGCGCGCTGGGGCACCAGCCGGTGAGCGCCCCAGGCTCCGACGATGAGGGAGGCCTCGCGCGCGGCGGACTCAAGGGCCGCGTCGTTGAGCGGGCCCACCGCATCCTTCGCGGGCATCAGGTCCGCCGGGTCGGTGGCCCTGAAGGCGAACAGGTTGCAGAGCGTGAGCGCCCCGTAGCCCCAGGCCTGCGCGAAGGCCACGCAGCGGCGCAGCGTCGGATCGTCCTGCTGCCCATCGGCAACGGACGGGTTTAACATCACGAAGAGGACGCGGCGGTCATCCATCGCGGACCAGCGGCGCCAGAGGCGGTACCGGTACAGGCCGCACTCGCTCAGCGTGGCGCCGGCATCCAGGTAGCGGAGCGTCATCGAGCCGCCCCCTGCGCGACCGACCACGCGGCGCGCACCAGGCGGAGGACGTCATCGGGCAGCACCCACAGCCCCTGGGCGCCGCGGCAGGCCACGGGCTGGATAGGCGTCCTATCCGCGAGCCACAGCCCCGTCTCGCCCATGTACCAGCGGCTGGGACGGAAGGCCGTCTTGCGCGTCACCGCCTCCACGCGCGCGACGCCGATGATGGCGCCGGCCGGGTGCTCTGCCTCCGTCGGCACGCGGAGCCCGAACTCAGACGCCATGGCGTCGGCGTTGTCCTGGTCCCACGTCTTCCCGTTGTGGATGGCGAGCCACGAGCCGACAGGAGGCGCTGGGAAGCGCGGGCCCCGGTTCTCCACGTCCTTATCGGCATGGACGACCGCCCATCCCCAGGGCCGCCAGAGAGTGATTCCGCGGATCCGAACCTCACCCACGGACCACCTCCGGCATCTCGTCCCAGGTGCGACCATCGAGGACGCGGCCGGCCGCCGTCTTTCCGACCGCGAAGAGCGTGTGGCACTCGCCGCCCACCGGCAGCGGCTCCGTGGGGAAGGTCACCTCCGGCACGCGGCAGCAGCGCGTGCTGTCTGCCGGCATGCCCTCCGGCACCGGCTCATAGAGCGCATCCACCTCCGGCTCCGTCATCACGCAGCAGGGCTTCCACGCGCCCCACTGCTTGAAGAAGAAGCGCACGTCCGCGCCCACACACTGGTCGCGCAGGCGCCGCGCCCAGACGGGGTGCATGGGCCGCGCGCCCGGCCCGGACTCGCCCCCGACGACGACCCAGTCCAGCCCCCGACTCCCACCGACTGCCGGAAGTACGTGGTGGTGAACCGGTCCGTTCCAGCCGCTGGTCTGCATTCGCCACGGGATGAAGCGCGCAAGGTCCACCGCCCCGAGGAGTGGTTCGCAGGACAGCCACCGCACCGCAGCGGGCGTGCGCAGCAGCTCCGGGATGCGCTCGTCGGCACGCTGCTGGTCCTCCACCGACACGCCCAGCCACACGTTCGGCAGCGGCCAGCGCGGGTCTCCCGGCTCCAGCTTGAGCCCACGCCGCGTCGCCTCCATAGCGGCGATGGACAGCACCTGGCCCCGGAAGTCCTCGCTGCCCACGGTGCGCGCCATGACGTCCGCGCGCTTCGTCAGCACCTGGAAGGTGTGCCGCCGCGCGAGCGCCATCACCGCGAACACCCTCGCGATGTCCTTCACCTGGAGCTCCTCGTGGAAGAGGTCGCTCATGCTGTTGACGAAGACGCGCCGGGGCTTCCGCCAGTGGAGCGGCTCCAGCAGCTTCTCCGCGTCGAGCACCACCTTGCCCGTCCACCGCGGGCCCGCCGGGGTGCTCTTCACGAGCCCCTCATAGGCCTGCCCCGGCCCCGACAGCCGGATGGCCATGCGCTCCGCGTAGCAGCCGCCCTTGCGCGCGCCGGGAGTGCCGCCACCGCAGCCTGGGGAGACGCGGGAGCAGCCGCGTGTCGGGTTCCACACGACGTCCGTCCACTCAATGGCCGTCTCAGCCAT